TTTTTTTGCTTCTCTTACCACTTTTTCGTTTTCGTTTTCTAATTCCTTTTCTTTTTGTTCTTCGTCTTTTCAACGTATATTTGCCTCCTCTTATAGGTGGAAGCACTGATTTTTTTTCAAATCCAGGCAAAGGTTTCAACTCGGTTTGACTTGCAGTTATTCTTCTAACATCCTCTAATTCTTTGCTCTTATCCATACGAGCGCTTCTTATATCAGAAAAACGCCCTTTTATACCCGGGCCTCTTCGCATAACAATTGGTTCTTTGCGTGGAGAATTCATAGGAGTAGGTGGAACGATTTTTCTCATATTTTCTGGTTCTGACATACGGAACCCTCTTTCAGCTTGTCTTTTATCAAGTACAATATAATCTCCTTTGGCATCGAGAAAATCGGCTGGTCCAGGAGCAAAATTAAAAACTGTTCTTGGATTTACTTCATCATAATCCAGAGGAACTGCTCGTCCGTCTTTGATAACTAATTCTCCGTCATACACTCTTCCGTCTGCGTAATTATAGGTTGGTGCAAAGTGCCACTTATTCGGTTTAGTAAGTGTGTCTTCGTCAAATTCAGCATAGCCGTGATCTCCATTCCTATATTCAAAATCAATGCCGCCATCTTTTTTATTTTCGGTCCAGTGTCCATCATATATGGTGTGCATTCCGTTGGCAGGATTTTCTTCCTTGTATACAAGTCTGCCGCGCCCCATCATTATAGGGTCTCCATACTTGTCTAAATAATATTCGCCAATATAGTCGCCTATTCCTGTCATACCTGGCCATGGAATATTTATTGGTTCCTCCGTCCACAAAATTTTATGCCCTTTATATTCTCCATCAGGAAAAACTCTATCCATTTCATCCAACTCCCAAATAAGTTGATTTTCACCACCGCGTTGTTTTCTACTTTTTTGCCTCCTTCTAGATTTTATTTTTCTGGAACGAGACATAGTATATATTATAACTCGATATTTATTAGCAGGGAACCGGGGTTCCTTAAGCTACGCGTAAGCTCCGCAAAGCACCCCTCCGGCAAATAATACTTTTATTATTTTATTTTATTCTCAATCCATTTCCTTCAGCTTCGGTTACGATGATAATAAATTTATTAACTTTTTGGGGTTTATGTGAACAGTGGAAATAATTGTTTGTTATTCTTCGACTACAAGTTTAGGTTTTTTGCTTTTCTTTGGTTTTTCTTCTCCTTCTAATGCTAATGTTACTTTTTTCGCGCGAGGTTTTTTAGCTTTTGCTTCGGGTACAACTACGACGGGTTCCAAGTCTACGACGGGTTCCAAGTTTACGACGGGTTCCAACTCTACGACAGGTTCCAACTCTACGACGGCTTCGGCTTCGGCTTCAGTCGCAGCAACCAAAACCAACTTGTTTGTCAATTTTCTAACACGGGGCTTAGATTTAGACGTTTCTGCTTTAGATTTTCTAGAAACCTTTGAAACATTCAGAGCCGCGGCCAATTCTTTTCTTTCCTTTCTTACAGTCTCGTCAAAAGACTCGTCTAATTGTTCCAGCGCAATTTTCTCGGCATTCACGTTTCGCGTTTTCTTATAAACAAAATATCTGTTCAAAAACGAAATCTTCTTTTCATTCGCATTCATTTCTAACGCAGTTCCGTAAGGGTTCTTTTTATATTTATTTCTCTTTGTTTCATCGAGCATCGCGTTGAACAATTCACCGAATAATCCCGACCCTTCTGGCATACCAATGCTCTTCGCCTCATCTCGAGTAATCAATTTGAATCCATAATTCTCCATAACTCTCTCCAAGTAATCGAAATTTACCAAATATTCTGGAAACATTTTATTGATTGACTCTTGGTAAACGGAAATCTTGTAACCAATGCTAGAAGCATCATCCTCAAAATAGTCTTCTCCATATTCTTTACGTATTTCCCAAATTTTTACATCATCATCATACAATTGTATACTTTCTCCCTCTTTCTTGTTTTTCAATAATTCATAGACAATTTTCCCATCATAACACGCGCCAATAAAATATCCACCTACTTTCGTGCATTCCGATACATTTCTCATAAAATTTTGAAAAGTAGATTGCGATTCGAAGAAATAATGCAAAGCAAATTGGCACGAAGAAACGTTGAACCCCTCTTCACCTTTTCCATACTGCCGCACTACTGCTTTTCCCAGTCGTTCTTCCATTCCCTCTTTTACACCCTCACCAAAAACCGCCTTCGTTATTTGTATTGCCTTATCATTCATAATTGCTGCACCGGTTTTAATATTTGCGCTGCTGTTTCCATTCACAAAAAGCGCATACGGAACAGACTTGAAATCCTTTCTGTAATTCAAGAATCGAGCGCACGCACCGTCTGTTCTATTCTCCAAATTATCTTTTGATATGTCTATTCCAAATACGAACGACAAATTTGCGGAAATCCATTTCGAGAAATCGCCGGCTTTACCACAAGCATAGTCAATAAGTGTATCGCCTCTTCTAGACACACTTGTAATAAGTAACTTCTTGACGAACAAATTATGAAAATCTCGCAAAGCTCTGGTTTTATCCGACGATGAACCGACTCTGTTATAATAAATGTCGTCATCTGCTAATTCATCAGGAATACCATTTCCAGTCGCGATCATTTCCTTTGTAATTGGATTGTGAATAGAATGCCAGTTGCTATTGGCAACGTGATATGCATTACCGAATTCAGACTGTCCTTGCTTATATTTCGCGGTTTTATCTGCGCGAAAACGCAAAGGAATCCATTTCCATTGTTTCTGTTTGTCAATATCATAACGAAATTCTACTATTGTGCCATCCTCAAACACTTCACCCTCTTCCGTAAACATTTGATTAACACCGGTGTCGTCTTTTCTCAACATTATATTGCAAATTCCTGCACCTGGGTCAGAAGGGTTTGTTGGCACGAATTCGGCTGGTTTATAATCCTTTTCATTGTCCACGTCTCTGAATTCCGGCAATTTGTCTTGCAATACGTCTTGACAAGGATTAATGTATCCGTGTTTGAAAGAATCGAAACCAACACACAAAGTGACTGTCTTATATTCATCCAACTGCGTAACTGCAGAAGTATCCATCCCTTCTTGAAAAAGTGGTGTTACAACGTCGGCTCCGTTTGGTGCTTTGACCGTTTTTACTAGAAAATCAATTGTGTTATATTTCGCGGGCTTCCATTTAAAAGAGTACTCCCACGTTATCTTTTTATTTGCCGCTGTTACACCGGATTTCCCCGTTTTATTGGCACCGACTCCCATATTCGCTGGCGTAAAGATGAGACCGTCTGTATTATATTCGAATAACCCATCTTCTTCCTTTTGAAGTATATAATTACACGCTGAAAATATGTCTTCCGCAGGATTCACTGGATAAAATTTTTTACATTGAAATTGCAACGGACTTGTTTCACCTGAAATAACAGATTCTGGATTCAAAACGCGAATCAAATTTTTCAACAATATCAAACGGAAATCTGTCGGGACGTCATCAGGTTTTCTTGGCACAAAATTTAAACCACGAACGTCGCGGTTTTTTAAGAAATATATGTCAAATGCTGCATACAAATTAATGTATTTACCATATTTGTCGTGCAAAACGTTTTCACCGTCGATTAAAGAATTGAAAATATCCTTGTTTTTTGTAATAGAACCCGTAAAAACCACTTGCATTGAACTACCGATTAAATAAATTTTCCCCGAGGAGGCAATGTACATCATAAATCTTTCGCCGTCCGCTTTATCAGTGACAGTATAATTGTCGCGAATATTCGGTATTGTTGTTCGTTCATTCATAGGCGCAATATTTGCTATTTGTAGTGTGTAAGAAGAAGGGCCTATAAACCTGTCATTGTAAATCTTGGAATGCTTTGCGGGGTCGAATTCTTCGCCCATTATAAGTTTCATATAGTCGCTTAATACACCTCTTTGCTCGGGGTAAGAAATGGGATAATTTGTTCCTTGCAATCCCATTAAAACGTATTTGATGGTTTTTCTTAGAGCCATAAGCAGACCTTCAACTTGAGGCGTAAGTGTACCGGGGCCGAGCTCTTTATTATTCACCTCCAATTCGACCTCATATACTTCGGGATTTCCAAAGACGCCGGATTCTTCTGTAGTATAGGCCATTATTTGCTGCTTTTTATCGTAATCATATTGAGAACTTCTTACAATGCTTAAATCCACGTTAACAGGGAGCTCTGGATGGGCGAATGTAACACGATTAATGTAGCGAAAATATTTCTTTGATTTGTCCCACGTTTCAATCATATTTTTTATTTGACCGGCGTTGGTTCCGATTTTTTCTTCTATTTGATATGAAACACGGAAATTGAAATCGTCCATATTGACGGGGAAAACTTTTTCTTCACCGTGAAAATAGGGTGTTTTTCTATAGAATTCAATATTCGAAACGTTGTTGTAATTCGACATTAATTTTTTCAAGTCATTGTGTTTGCAATATTCTTGTATTGGTAGAAATCCGGTAATCTCTGTTCTAATCTGCGAAGTTTTATATCGGCCTGTTGATGAATCGAGGAATTCATTATTGATTCGCAACATATATGTTCCTTTTTCATTTTGACTTGAAAACCCTAGAGATTTCAGTTTTCGAATAACGTTGTCGTAGTCGATTTTCGTCAACGGTTTGATACCTCGTGTGCCAAAACGCACTTCCAATTCGTTATTCTTTTTTACGTCTTTTACATATGGGTTGTTTCCCCAGAATAATTTTACCAAATTGTCTAATTGAACTTGTGGGGGAGTATCATTTGCTCTATTCGATTTATTTTGGAATTCTCTTTTTCTATCTTTAGCTAAATTTGTATTTGTAGTTTGTTTTAAAGACATTCGTGATATATATAGATTAGAATTATTTTTATATTCATCTTCAATTTTAACTTATAATAAGTGGGATTTCCTTAACGGTTTCATTATTTTTATATTGAATAAATATATAATATATAATATATAATGGAAGTAGTCTCTTATAACCACTTGGCTCCGGTAATAGGAATTGCTGGATATTTAAGTTATCCAAAAAACTTGCGCGTTAATCCAGTAGCATTGTACTTGTTCTCGGTTGTTCACAATACATTCTTAACGGTTTTTAGCGCGTGGACATTTATATCATTGTGTCAAATTTTGTATAATAATGGAATTGTTTTTCAATCCAATTATTACTTTAGTAACCCAGCTTTTGATAGAATAATATATCTTTTTTATTTGTCGAAATATTATGAGTTTGTAGATACATTTTTGTTGTATTTGAATGGAAAAACCCCGATTTTTCTTCAAAAATATCATCATATAGGCGCAGTAATATGTTGGCATCTAATGTGGTATTATAAAGTTGAAATGGTGTGGATGGCGACAATATTAAATGCATTTGTTCATACCATAATGTATTCTTACTATTTGTGTTGTTTATTAAAAATAAAACAAGTGCGGTTTGTAAAACAATATATAACTTCCTTGCAACTAGTACAGTTTTTCATATTGTATTCAAACTATTACTTTTATTGGCCACCGAAAGAAACACCATTCAGATTTGCCGTCATAAACATTTTTGCCGCATATGGAGTTGGAGTAATTGTATTATTTTTGCAATTTTATTACAATGCGTATGTAAAGAAATTAAATACGAAATAGATATTATTTATTAACCTATATAATTTTTTCTGGTGTAAATTTCAACTCTTTTTTGGCTTTATTTGAGTTTAATTCCCATTCAAATTGAGCCATTCTCATATAATAAAACAGCGACGGAATATTTATAGTTTCTGTCATATAGATAAGAAATCTTAGAAAATATTTATTAATGTGCAAATAGCTTTTATTATAATACTTGAATACATCCTCTACTTTATAATTATTTCCTGTAAAATTATAAATTCTTATTTTTTCTTTGCTTTTTTGATTACTCGCACGAACAATAGAATGAACTAGTTCATTCACTGTAACCGCATTAATATTCGAATCGGTAGAAAAGAATAGTTTTCCGGATTTTATTTTGGTAAAAACGTCTTCTTTATTTGATGACGATAATTTTAATTTGTTCAATATGTCCGTTGAATTATTCCCAAAAATAATGGATGGGCGAAATACAATCAATTCATAATTGTTTTTTTTTGAATGAGAGATAATAAGTTTTTCTGCATCTATTTTTGATTTATAATAAGGAAATAATGCGGCATTTTCGCTGTATTCAGCAGTCTCATCTAATTTTTTTACACTTTCATTATGCAAAGTATGTGCTCCAATTACTCCACTGGTAGACAAATATATTAGCTTACATTTTGACTCGTCTTTTTTTCGTAAAAAATTATTAAATTCAACCAACCTTGCAACGCTTTTTGTTCCTTCGATGTTTGTTTCATTCATATTTCGAATTAATTTCTCGTTTTTGTAATGCGTTACGTATCCAGCAAAATGATATATTTCTTTTACATTTAACAATTTAAAATCATAGTCTTCAGTAGAAGACATATTTACAAGGTCTCCTTTTAACATATGAAATTCACATTTTCCAATTTTTATAATTTCATTCTGTTTTATGGTTCTTGACAAAACTATATATTTTGCATCTAATGTATTTAAAGAGCTAGCGTACTGCAAATAATTAGACCCAATGAGCCCACTTCCACCAGTAATCAATATATATTTTTCTTTTGAATTCACAATTGTTTGAATGTCTTTAACAAATTCGTCGATTATTGCGTGATTGTTAATCATTTTATTATATAGATTTTTTGAATACTCCCCTAATAACAAACGTCCGTCTATTTTGTAATGGAGAGAAATAAAGTCGCTATAAATTGGATAAAAAAATTTTTTGTAGTTAATATCGATTTTATTAATAATTGGAACTTTTTTATTAATATTAATATTTGTCTCATCTTTATCAATAATGTATTTTTGAAAATTTGTTAGGTCATCATTATTCACAGTTGTGTCATATTTTGCATATTGAATGTTGTTGAAATAATATGAAATGATATCATCGTTTTCATTGTTAATATTTAGTTTTTTGAAATATTTGTTCAAAGACGAATGATGATTATAATGTATTATTTTTTCAACATCTTCAATTTTATCGGGAGGATACATTAATTTATCAATTACTAAATGACAAGAGTCTTTTGGTTTGTGAAATGGGTTTAATAATGAAAATACAAAACGGAGAAATTTCATCTTATCAAAAAGTTTTAAATTTTTTCCGTTTATTAGTGAATCAATAAATCCTTTACCTTCTGGAACATTGCTGTAAGATATTGAAATCGGCAAAACGTTGAAATCAATGTTCTTTTTAAGCAAATTATAAATTCCAGATTTAAAAGTGTGTATACATTTATCTCTAGTACGAGATCCTTCCGGAAATAATAACATATTACCAGAAAACTCTTCATTCAAATAATTCTTGAATTCTTCTTTGTCAAAATTGTCTCTAGAAATATATTTAATATTAGTTAAATTTAACATTTTTAGTAAAATATCTGGCAAAGATTTGAATTCGTCGCAGGCGATAGATGCAGGGTTTGATATATTCAACGTGGGATGCGCCAAAAATAAATATTTCATAATAATTGTGTCGAAATGAGATTGATGATTTGATAAAATAACAATTGGTTTATGCGAATGAAAACATCGTTGGATTATTTTTATATCTTTGAATTCAATGGTTATATTTTTATACATTTTATTTAATACGAATTTAGCTATTAATGCGCAAAATGTAAGATAACACAAATGAAGCACGCGCGCACACGTATAATATTTATTCCAGATATTTGTTATAGTATTGAAAAAAGAATACTTTGTTAAATCATCGTGAATGTTTAAAGAATTGCGAATTGAATAGTTCATAGAAAGTTCGTATTTGTTTGAATTATTGCAGTATTCTGGTAATTCTGCTATAAACTGTTTTTTTTCAGTTGATGAATTTGATGAATCGAAATTATAAGTATTTGAAACAAAATGATAAAAAATGTTGTTTATATTTTTTGATATATTATAAACATTTTGTAGTTTATTTTTAAGCTTGCCATATTTTGGAGAATAAAATGATAAGAAAGATAACAATAATACATAGAATGAATTTACAATCCAATCCAATAAATCATACATAAAAGTTACTATATTTTTTTTATTTTTAAGAAACCAATTATTGTCAAATACGTTATTATGCATATTTTCAATTTCAAAATTAGAAAATGTATTCATAAATGAAACGGCGTGTTTTATCGGAATGATTTTTTTGTTATGCAATGAATTATAAATTAAATAACAAACATAGTCAACTGGAACTACATCGGTTTTTATATAATCATTGCAAATCGTGTATTTTAAATATTTTAAATGCACTAATGAATAAAGTCCAATCCGGGCAGTGTATCCTTTGAACCATCCGTTATAAGGGACATTTATTGCGGACGTAACTATGCTAGGACGAATTACACTAAATGCAATTTTTGAATTATTATTTATTTCCTTTTCAACAAATTTTTCAGCTAAACACTTTGTAAAGCAATATGTATTTGGAAAAAAGCGTTTTTTGACAATTTTATCAAAAGTTAAAATTTTATTTTTTATGTCTTCATATAATCTGTCAATGTCAGCATCAATAACAGATAAATCAACGAATTCTTCTTTAATCAATTCTTCACAACAGTTAGATACATATGCGGTGCTTACGTGAATAAACTTTTTGACTTCATTCTTTTTAGCAAATTCAATCAAATTTTTTAATCCATCGACATTTTGTTTTAACGCATCTTCTAATGGAAGAGTAAACTCGATAGATGCTGCACAATTAATAATACAGTCTACATCCAAAACAAAAGAATCTATATCGAGTAAACTTACTGTAACTAAAAACAGTTTCAAATTATGAAACTGCCTTTTTATTTCATCAAATCGCGATAAAGCGGATTTGTCTTTTTTATCGCGAATCAATAAATATATAGAGCCTTCGAATGATTTGTAATCAAAATAATGAAGAAGACCTGTTCCTAAAAGACCTGTTCCACCGGTTAACAATATTTTTGTATTATTTGTCATATAGTATAAAAATATTAATTTTTGTTTGGAAATTTTATATCGTAAAATTCACTTTTAATTCCCGTAAAATGGAAAATAATATATTCCAACTTGTCCCAGAATTTAATGTAATCTAAATATGGATTTAATATTCCACTTGTTATGCAATAAGATTTTACTTGAGGATATTCGTGGTGTAATGCGTGTTTTTTAGCATTTAACAGAAACCAATTATTCATAACGAAATCCATTATTTTTGGCATCTTTTTACTTTGTTGGAGATGCGCCAGTCTATGCAGATAGTTTGTAATAAACAATAGAAATGTTATGTGCAATGTTATATTTTGAATATATGTGGAATTATTGCAATATGTCAAAATAATATAAGCCGGGTAAATTGTAAAAGTAGTTTTCGATATATTATACCAGATTGTATTAGCAACATATATTGAGGAAGGTTTAACGTGGTGGTTTTTAAAATTATCAAAAAAGTTTTCTAATTTTGGATGATGGTATGAATCCCCAAACCAATGCAAAATTCCAGACAAAAAATCTGCAATTATTAATGATATTGGAAAGGACAACAAAAAATAATTAAAAACAAAATAGACTTTATATAAATATAATAAACCTATTATATTTGCGCTTGTCAATATTTTTTCAAAAATTCTAATATCTTTTGTATTCGTCTCTGATTTATTAGGTTTAACCATTATATTATATTATATTGAAATATAATTATTGTTACATAAAATATCATTTTTATCAAATACGTTTTTTATTTGTTTGTGTATTTCGACAAATTCACTATTTAACTCTTTTGCTTTAATTTTTCCTACTCCGTGATGATGAGATATAGAACCCCCTTTTTCTTTCATAACTTTGCGCATTTTATTTTCCAAAGTATGGTATATTTCAATTGCATCGTTCGGCGTTTTGTCTTCATCTTTGTAAAATGCGAATGTAAAATAAACGCATACGCCAGTATTGTATGTTTGACTAACCCGATAACTTAAAAAAGGTTTTGTGTTTATGTATTTTTTTGATTCTTTTTGTAACACAGTTTTTACACTTTCTGCCATATCTTCAATTTTATCCCATTCAATAGACGTCTCAAATGTTTCACCAATAACGCCATATTCGCTTAAAAAATCGCGAATATACGCTATTGCGTGAGTTAAATTATATCCAGCCTTACCATTCTCACTTCCGCCTAAAATTCCATCGTATTTTTTTACCAATTTTTGTATTTCTTTCATTGTAAAATTACAGTATTCTGTTGTCCCTTCAACCATTATAGTGCAAGCAACCATTTTATTAATATCGAATCCTAATACTGAAAACAAATAGAATTTTTTAAATTTATCGATAATATAGCTGAACCAACTTTTTTCAGGTTTCAACGCTTGACCAAATTTGAATTGTTCGTTATCAACTAAACGAATACTCGAAGGATACAACCCGTTTTCATTAACTTTTTTCAAAAAAGATATACCGTTAGCCATTGTGTGAAACAATACCGATTCATATACTTTTTTTTCTGGTATTTTTTTTATATTTACAAGAACGTCTGTAATAATGCCTGAATTTCCTTCGTGACCAAAAAAAAGACTGTGTACTTTGGAACCTTCTGAGTGTCTAACAATGCTACAATTAACTTTTTTGTCTTTGTCGTTTGTAACAATGTGTTTTGTATAGTCGTTAACATATCCAAAATCAATAACAATTTCTTCAATATTACCGTATTTGTTTCTTCGCATTCCGCTTGCATAAGTACTAATCCAACCACCCAACGTACTGAATTCGTAGCTATCGGGTTCGTGACCCATCGTAAAACCAACTTTGTTCAATCCTTCTTCAATTTCTTTTCCGCAAGCTCCACTTTGAATAATGGCATAATTATTTATTAAATCATAATGCAATATTTTGTTGTAATTTCTCATATCAACACTAATATATAACGACTTCGCATGATCTTTTTTGAATAATAAACAACCTGTTACATTTGTGCCTCCGCCATAAGAAATTAATTTATAATTATTTTTTGAAGCTTCCTGGTATAACAATTCTATTTGATGAACATCCGTTGGATAAACAACAATGTCAACGACATCAATGTTTTTAAAATCACCGTATCTTATTTGATAAATTTCGTCAACAGATAACTGACCGTGTGAATGAGATAACAACTCGTATCCATCTGTTGAAAAGTTAATTGCATTTTCTTCTAATAAACATTTAAATTTTTTTAAACGTTTTCCATTTAATTTCTCATTTGAATCCAATTCTAGTTGCTTGTAATAACTTTCTAATTTGTCGTCGTTTGTTAACATTATGGTTTCAAATAAATCTGGCTTTTCAATTATAGAACAAATAAAATTTAAAAAATTTGGTATTTTTTTATTGCAAATGTCATAGCGAAAACCGGTAATAATAATATATGCTGTTTTTATATTATTAAGCGTATTTTTCAATTCAAAAAAAGTGTCGCTAAATCCCCACAAATGTTTTTTCAAGTTATCCAACATCTTATAATTTATGTATAGATAAATTATACATAAATTATACATAAATTATACGTATATTACAAATTCATAATCAATAATTCGTATAAATCTTTCTTGGTTTTCTTATTCAAATTTTCAATCTTTTCTTCTAGTCCCAACTTCTTACACATATCAAATAATTCATCCGATTTGTAAGCACTTATAGCCTTCAATGGTTTTTCCACGCTTTCCCAACGAAAAAGTGTGTTTCTGTATTTATCTACAGCTTCTTTTGTAACATTCATTTCGTAACAGTATTTTTCAGGATTATCGTGCTGATGTATTACATGAAATGGGTTTTCTTCTACGGATACAAGCTCAAAACACTTTTTCTTGTGAATAAATAAGACGTTTATATTTTCTGATGCACACAAAGCAATAAATGTCTTCATACCAATTTTGCTTTTATTTGCTAACTCATCTTCTACGTCTTCTTTTATATTTTTTATTTTTTTTGTTTTTAAAACGTGTTTATTTTCTCGCATTGTTTCTATTAACTTGAACTTTAATGCTTTTTCATTTACAAACGAAGTTGTACCCGGATATTCATATGCAGAAAACCCATTTTTAATAACAAAAAAACACCAAAAGAGACCGTCTTTTTCTTGTGGCATAAAAAATGTGGAAACTTCCTCTGGTTTTTTTATTACATTTTCGTCTCCGTTTCCGTTCTCGTTCTTGTTCTTATTCCCGTTTTTCAAATAACAATTTGTTTTTGATTCATTCATTGTTTTCTTTTTCAACGCACGAATAATTGTCTTTCCAGTTAACATATGATCTTCATATTTTTCAAATTCATTCGTTATTTCCTTCCCATTAACACGCGGTGCTTGCATACTTGTAATTTTTTCCATTAATGTCTTTATTATCTTTTGTAAAGTATATGTTTTTGAAATCCTCCTTTTGTTTCTCTATAGAGTTCAAGTTTATCTCTTGTGTATTTACATAATTAATATACATTTTCAATTCGTAGACAATGTCTTTTGTTAAGTCAGACAAATTAATGTGCACACCGTATTTATTTTCATTTAATGTAACACATTTATGTTTACTCAAGAGTCTTAAAACCTCCACTTGATTAAATTTCGACATTGACTCAATTATATCTCTAACGCTTGTTAATTCATTAACATCAAAATGTTGTGATTCGACGAATTCAACTGATTCTTTATTTTCAAGTTCCATAATATTATTATTTTGTAAGAAATGTTTAATATATTTTTACAATTATATCTTCATATACAACAAATAAAAATTATTGTACTCTAGAACAAGGTCACTATTATTGTGGTTTAACTTGATAAAATATATAATTTGAATTAGATTATAAACTCCGTGCGCAACAAAAATGTGCCACATAGGATGTCCTAATAACAAAATGCTATGCTTTACATAATTGCATGTTATTTCTGTGAAGACCCACACAGCTCCGCTTATTGAAATAGTGAGCAAAGTATTATTTATTTTATTTGTAATTGCACTTTTATTGTGACACAAAGAAAAGATTTTATAAAATATATATAAAATGATAAAGGTAAATATGACCGGAAATATTTTTCGGTAATTTGACATTGTATTCAAAACAATAATTGCTGTCATTGCAAACAAATATAACAACGCTTTTATTTTTTGAATCATAATATTATTACGTTTGTGCAATTCTTTTGACGTTGAAATCAAATCTTGAACACTTTCTATATACATAATTATTTCAAAACTTATAGTTATCATCGGAGTTTCATCTAATAAAGCCCAACCGATATTTCCATCCCAATGATAACCAAAAGAACCTATCCCCACAATTATAAGGTTTGCGTATAATAAATCAACAACTAATTCATTATTTTTATTCATCATTCCGTAAATCCCAAAAAAAATAAAAAATAGTGTTGTTGTCACGTTGAAATATTCTGGCAAACCTGATATACTTTCTTCGCAAAATGAATGATCTACATCTGTAAACTGCATTTATCGTATTATTTTTTCAAACTAAATGATATCGTTAATATATATTTATATGTTTTTGTTATATATATTAGCGTTTGTCTACTAGGGAACATTTTTCAATTCTTCAGTTGCTATTACTGTGCACTCTTTTGAACACGTAAACGTTCTTTTCATAATGCGATGACTACAATCTATTGGTTTATCGTATATATAAGCATCGCATACAAAACATCTCATATTTAACGATTTAATAACCTTCAATGCGGCTTTCATTTTAACTTTGTGTTCACCGTCAATCTCAAAACACTCGTTACCTATTTCCTTGTTTGATAATATATTTTCCATTTGTAATTTATTTTGTATAAATGTATAATAAATCAATTTTTATTACAAATGTGAGAACGCAGCATTTATTACGCAGTACGTAGTACGTAGTACGTAGTAAACCAATATAATATAATTTAATCTAATTTAATCTTCGATAACCAATCTAGGCTTTGGAGGTTCCTTTTTATTTATTCCATCTTTTGGTTCTACTAAATCACCAATAATTGAAACATATTTATCGTTTAACTCAAAACGCTGTCCTATAACTCTAACATTGAATTTATCATTCTCTTTGATTGTCGAGAAATAAGGCAAATTATAATGATGATCCCTCGTAATAAACACAACCACTGGAGAAGGTGACTCTTCCGCACTCTCTGCGCGAATTCCTGCTTTTGTAATATTTTTTGCTACGCACTGAATGAGCATTCCTTCAACTGGACAACAAATTTGACATTCAAATACTACTTCAAATAGCACATTCGTCGCCTTGATAAGCCCCGATGAATAGGTTATAATCTTTGTAGAATTCGGTTTTACAAAACCCTCTACAATGCATTTTCCCTCGAATTGATTTACCACATTTTTTTCAATGGTTTCTTGAATATTTTTGCCGATGCTAGTAATTGGTATGGAAATGCTTCGCGTTATCAAAGAACGCGAATAAATACTCGCCAATTTAAACTCGCGTTTTTTAAATTGACGATTTTGTGATGGTTTTGCCGATGCTTCCATGGTAATAATATAATATGTGATAATATCTTTAATATCCTTTATTCTATTTCAATTTCTTTTTTAGCAGGGAACCGGGGTTCCCCGCACCCCTCCGGCAAATAATACTTTTATTATTTTATTTTATTCTCAATCCATTCAAAATAATAAAAAATTTTATCTTTTTATAAGATTATGTTATCATAATAAATTTATTAACTTTTTGGGGTGTCGGTGGACATAGCTCTTCTTTTTCCATATCCACCTTTTTTAAAGGTGGAGCCAAATAGTTGTTCCTTGTTTGGCTCCACCTTTTTTAAAGGTGGATTAGTTAAAATTTATAAAGTTTCGCCAACTCAAAGTTCAAAAACCACAATTTTTTGTTTTTCTGTTCTTTATTGTAATACCTCATCAAAAACTCTTGCAATGAACAAAGCTCGGCTTGAACCATTCCTTTGGTATTTTCTTTTGTATACTTTTCTTCTCCAACTATCATATTCAAAATCTGCAATTTCTTCCCTTTCACCGCTTCATCGCATCTCGCCCCTGTATTTCTTTTCGCGTCTGTTTGTTTAGTCTTGAAAACCAAATATCGATTATTTTTTTCGTTGTCAATAAAACCAACAATATTGTTGAATTGAATTCCCGCAGAAATTTTGAATTTTATCGCGGCCTCATTTGCAATGTCAATTTCATCTTCTGGCTCGGCATCAACCCATTTTTTTGTTGCCCTATTGTATATCATAATTTTCCTTTTATCTACAGAAAACAATATTATTCCAATTAAACGTCGAGTGGTAATTATCATACTATCTAAATAATCTTTCATCATTTTTTCCAAAGAATTCTCTTGCATCACTTCTAAAGAATATAAATAATTCAATAATTCGACTTTTTCTTTGAACAATAACAAATCCACAATGTGTTGTACCAAAAACATTAGAATGTCACTTTCTTGCATTCCGTCTTTTATCATTTTCTTCATTGTTGTCCCGCAATGCTTATACCAATTTTCATCTCCTCTAGGGATTTTTTCACCAGACCTAGCAAAATGTATTGCCGTATCGAAATTTTCTCTAATTTCTTTCAAAAGTTCGGTTTGTTTTGCAGATATAGTCACTACATCTTTTGACTGATCCATTTCTAGGACAGTATTTTCTTTCAAGTTATTCTTACTTTCATCAACCACTTCTTTTTTGATTTCAAAATTCACTGCACTATGTTTAAAATCTATCGGCACACTTCTATCAAAAATGGAAATGTTTGGATTATGCAATTCACTGGGTTGAAATAAATAATATTCACCTATATTCACCAAATATCCAGTTCTACCATATTTGTCATTTATGAATTCATTGTTATCTTCTATCATCTGAGTGAGAGCCGCGTAAATCTGCACAAGTGGATATGGTTTTGGCGTATTTATACGCAATAACAAGTCATTCTTCTTGTAAAAAAATCGCTCTCTAAAAAGCATTCTAATTTTCTGTGTAATTTTTTCAGAATTCATCATAATAAATGATTCGGTGTATGTATCCTCTTTCAAATCTAGTTCTTCTTTATTCGGATAACATTTATATGCGCAATTTTCCATATAATCACACGATGCAGAATAAGGTGCATCACCCACTTTGAAATCTTCGATTTTCTCTCCATTCGATAAAATTTGCAAAACACTCCCATTGGAATGAGCTGACAATATGTCTTGTGTAAAATTTGTTTGGTCGTGATTCAAAATGCAATCTACTGCGGTTTCTTTTAACAAGCGACTCACTTTTCCAATTTGAACCGCTTTATATTCTGCAACGCGATAAACATATAAATCCGCGGCTTCCTCATTATTATTGTCTAAAAGAGTTGCATACATAAATATTTCGACGTTTCTTTTTTCAAACGGCAAATCTTTGTGACTGAAAATACGGACGGCACGGCCTATAATTTGTTCCATACGACTCATATTATACCAAGGCTGTAATATGTGAACTTGCCTTAAAAATTTGAAATCCACGCCTTCTGCGCCTGCTTGCGAAATGATAACAACTTTAATTTTTTCACCGTCTTTATTATCTTCGCTTGTCGCTGCTTTTACTTCAAATGCATTATTCGGAGATAAACGCACGTCTCCTGTAATAAGAGCGTATTTTGCGGGGGAAAATGGTGCGTTCTTTGAAGTTCTGGGTTTTAATGTGATTGAATCGACGGGTTCTGTTGGAGCCACTTTGAACAATGACTTTGCACCATCGCCGTATCTGGTAAATCCCATTTCTTCTAATGCGAGCGCAACTGGCAATACACCTCCGTCAATGTATTGCGCGTAAACCATAATAACACCTTCATTGACGGTTCCGTCTTGTGAAACAATGTTATCGCAAATATTTTTTATCTTTGAACTATATTTGCCGATTTCAGATGGAGAGAAAATTCTACCATACTTTCTAAGAGTGTGTGCTTTGTATTCAAACGAACCTTTTTCTGGAGGTGATTTTCTATCGATGTAATCCATTGTTCTCTCTAAGCCGCGCTTTCCAGTTAAATCGTGCGCATTAATATAATTTTTCGAAGACGAAGAACTCGACGATGTTTCGCCGCCTTTTTTTATAACGGGTTCATATTCAAAACTAGATACAGATGGCTCACTAGATGGTTTTTTCGTTAATTCAACAACCTCGCCTTCGACTTCGCCTTCGACTTCGCCTTCGACTTCACCTTCGCTTTTATTTGCAGTTGCAATTACACTTGTATTTTTCAACCCTAAAAATGGTTTATTGTATGTTTCTAATGCGGGTTTTTTTACAGTTTTTTTTGGTTTTACTAATTCTTCTGAGACAGACTCGGATTCTAAAAACTGCTCAATTGGAACAACATCTTCTAATGCCTCGTCCAATTCGTCTACAGGATAAACAATGTTCAACGCTTCAATCGGAATTTGCAAAAGTGTATAACCAAAAGAGTCCATATTTTCGAAGCTAGGCATTTCTCTCGTCTTCCCCATTTTCGTTGTAATTGTAATCTTGCGTTTTCTTAAACTGTCAATAATGTATCGATAACCTTTCGACTGATACTCACCTACCTTCGTTAAATACAGATTAAGTATTTTAACTTTTTCTTCATCGTTGATAGGTTTCCCATTCATTTGAAATTGGGGATATTTTACCAACTTGTTTGAAAATGAATTTTTTGGTGAAAAAGTATTAGGATATACGCGAAAAGGAAACGTATAAGGATTCTCTCCGCGAACAAAAGACACGTAACCCGTCGCTTTTTGAATTAACAGTTCTTTCCCTATTTCGTTGCCCTTTGCGTCTTTTTTGAAATCTCCATTCTTTTCAAAAACATCCTTTATTTCTATTGTTCCTCTTCTATCATTTATATTCATCAAATTTAATAACCATATTATTTCTTGATATGTGTTGTACATAGGAGTAGCTGACAGTAAGAGCAACCTCAAATTGTTCGCGGCTTTTACAAGTTCCAACAACTTATCCGCCACTTTTTTATTATCGTTGTCTTCGGCTATTCTGATATTATGAACTTCGTCTATTACAATCAAACGATTATTGAATTCCATTTGCAAATTGCGCAACATTCGTAATTTCTTGTCCTTTTCAGACTTGTATTCACCTTTGACTTGCTGAGTTTTATCAATATAATTCGCGAATTCAATGTAACCTATAAATAAATAGGAATTGTTTATCAGACTCTTTATTTGACTAATAATCTTTTCCTTCTTCAAACCCTTCATATTCATTGGGTTAATCTCTTTTAATAAACGATTACCGGTTGCGTCTCGCATTGTCCACATTCCATCGACTAATTTCAACTTTCTCTCATCGAATAACTGTAAACGAAAATTATCTTGAACATTCGGTGATGCCACTATAATAATTCTTTTTACAATACCCATTTGTTTTAAATAAACACGCATTTCCTCGCAGACGCCAATTGCTGACAACGTTTTACCTGAACCCAGTGCGTGGAATAATAGCAAACTATTGTACGGAGTTTGAAAAGACATAAAATTTCGTACAAATGCTTGATGTGGCGCCAATTCAAAATCGGCCTTGCTTAAAATCTCTGCTTGTTCTTTTACATCATAAATGGTTCCATCGTATTTTGTATCATTAAACTCTTTCTTCTCTGCAATCTTTATGTTGAAATTCGGGTCATTCAACGTAGGATACAAATAGTCGTTTTGTTCAGGGTTTTCCTCCAAATTATTTCTTTCGAGTAACTCTTTTTTTAATAAAAATTTATTGCAGTTTCCATCTGAGTCGTCGTATAAATTTGTGGGAATCATACATTTGTTTTCTTCATATTCGCGTTTCAAAGAATCATCTTCTATTTCAAGTTTATTTATATTTTTTGGACTCCTCTTTTTTCTTGCTTTTGGATTAGGATTAGGATCGGGATTCAATGATTTTTTCGAAGCTCTTGTTTTTTTAATAGATATTTCAGAAATATTATTTGCATTCAACATTACTATATATTACGAATATATTCTATATTCTTGTAAAACTTTATTTATGTTTGATATCAAAGTCTTTTTTTCTAAATTATATGGTCTTATTGAATTCAAACATTCGTCTATATTTTTCCACTCCAATTTGCTAACCTCAGTCTTTTGAAAATTTTGCAAAGAATCTTTGTCATTGTTCATATACGCCAAAAAATATTTATGTTTGTAACATTTGTGATTAGAACCAATATACATTTCTTCAAAAGGTAACAAATTGTCAATTATTATAATATCTCTTTGAGAAAATCCGGTTTCTTCTTCGAATTCACGAATAGCGCAATCTAAATCTTTTTCTTGAAAATTGCGTCGTCCTTTTGGAAACTCCCATTCCGTTTCATTCCAATTTGTCTTACTGTTGGTTATTAGGTCACTCAATGTAATCAATTTGTCATCTATAATAACGCCGTTTTTAATCAATTCAAATTTTTTGTTAGATGCTTGCTCTTCGCTTCTATATTGTGTACCCGAATTTTCACCCCATAACTTTTTCCAAAGTTTATCAAATGTTTCATTCAAAATGGCCGTTTTTTCGAGAACAGACATTTCGTCTATGCTTTTTTGCAATTGTTCAATATTATAAGGCGAATATTTTCCTCGTATGAAGTCGATGTATCCAAAACTGTCTTTCCTTCGTATCATCAAATATTGTAGACCGTATTCGCTGTGTCGAAATAAAACTATCCCGTAACTTGTTATCGGAAGTTTACATTGATGAAACATATGTCCGTGTTTTCCGCAATTATTGCACATATTATTTGTTTTGTTCATAATTCCTTGAAGGTTATAATATTATGTTGTATTGTATTTATATTTGTAAAACATAATATATAGAAATGACAAAATTGGATCCGAAAGTATGGGGACCTCATTATTGGTTTTTCCTTCACACAATAACAATGTCTTATCCGTTGCGACCAAATTCTATTACTAAGAAAAAATATTACGAATTTATTCAGAATATACCAATGTTTATACCCGTTGAGACAATAGCTACACATTTTAGTAAATTGTTGGATGAATATCCAGTTACGCCTTATTTAGATACACGTGATTCATTTATCCGTTGGATGCATTTTATTCACAATAAAATTAATCAACGTCTAGAAAAACCGCAAATTTCTTTAAATCAGTTTTACGTTAATTATTATGAAGCATATAAACCGAATGATTTGAAAATGAGGGAATATTACAAAATGCGGAGTCGAATTATTTATTTTGTTATTATAGTCCTCTTTATTTCTCTCATTTTTTATTTACACAATAAATGATTTTTATATTTTTATATGTTTATATATTAGCATACAGCTATAATGGCAAGAACACATAAAAAACGAAATAGATATAAAAGGGGGTTTTATACGACGCAAAGTTCTAATAAATCGGGTGCTAATAAATCGGGCGCTACGCTTGGTGGTAAGGTTATCGGTTCCGGTGGATTTGGTTGTATATTCAGACCTGCATTAAAATGCAAAAATAAAAAGGCGTTGAAGAACGATAACCGCAGTTATATTACAAAACTAATGAAAAAAAAATATGCAATCAAAGAGCATCTCGAGGTTTTAAAATTCTACAAGCTTTTGAAAAATATACCAGATTTTGAAGATTATTTTTTATTAGAGGGATTTTCCACGTGTCCGCCAGAAAAACTATCTGATGACGACTTGGAGAACTTTGATGAAAAGTGCAGTGCTTTGAAAAAAATGGGATTGAACGTTGATAATATTAACAAAAGCGAGTCATTAGAACAGCTTTTGGCGCTGAATATGCCTTACGGCGGGACTGATGTTAGTAAATTTATAGATGAACATTGGCATAACTCGGACAAAATGATTGAATTAAACAATTCTCTCATCAAACTATTGGAAAAAGGTATTGTCCCGATGAATAATACCGGTGTTTTTCATTGCGACTTGAAATCTTCAAATATATTGGCGAGAGAAGAAGGCGAAGGCGAAGGCGAAGGCGAAGATCGTATTTTGTATACCCGTTTGATTGACTGGGGGTTATCAACAAGTTATACAAAAGGTAATCCCATACCTAAAGTGCTAACAAATCGTCCATTTCAATATAATGTTCCCTTTTCCAACATCCTTTTTACTTCTCTCTTTAACAAGATGTACAAGTCTTTTTTGGAAAAGAATAGAGGAACAGAACCAGATTATTATACACTCAGAACATTTGTTATCAATTATGTTCTAGACTGGGTAGAAGAACGCGGCCCCGGTCATCTTAAAACGATGAATAACATCTTTAAAAACTTATTCGAACACGATTTGAAAAATATGGAAGAGTCATTCAAAGGTGAGCTTATTGAATACGACTTCACCTTCTACTTTATATTTGAATATATTACCAAAATTCTTACAAAATTTACGAAAAATGGAAAATTCGATAGCGAAACTTATTTAAGTGAGGTTTTCTTGAAAAATATTGATTTGTGGGGATTTGTGGTATCTTACGTTCCAATCGTGGAAGATATTCTAAACGCGCATAAAAAACTCACATCTGTTCAAATGGATGTATTGAAAAAAATTAAAGGGTTAATGACAGTTTTAATCGATGCTAGTGATAAACCAATTGACGTTGAAGAACTTGTTAGTAAGCTGCGTGATTTGAACACTGCATTTGCGCATTTTAAACGAAAAAAACGTAAAGATACTTCGTCTTCGTTATCGTCATCGTCTTCAACTTCGTCATTACCCAAAAAAGATATGATAGATTTGTTGAACACAGAAGAAAAACGAGTCTTGGAAGCCGGTTCATTATCTTCCGCAACTCGCAAAAAACTCAAAAAGAAACATTTCCATAAAATGATGGTAAAGACTTTGAAAAACATCAAAAGTTTGCACAGTAAACGTGCTTGGTTATAGAATTTATTGCATTTTTTACTTGATATAGTATATGAGACTCGAATTATTTATTCTGGGAATAACTGCATTTTTTATATATAACGCATATCACGATGGCAAATATACAAAATTATTCTTTTCATACAAAAAATATTTCCAAATGGGGTTCTTGGCAATTCTGGGATTTTCTCTCTATTTACTTATTAAGAGGGATCCACTTCAATGTAAAAAAATCTTATTGCACGCGAATAATGTTGTAAAATATATGCCTATAGACAAATCGTCTATGGATATGTTATCGCCTATTGTGGATTTTACGAGCGGTTCTGGTGGATTCATGGGAGGTCTTAATGCATCTTTGGGTCATCAACAAGATAATGCAAATGGCGAAACCAATTTTGAAAGAAGAATGATGCAATCTGGTTCCGGTTTTATAAAACCAACAAAACGTTCTGTAAGTGAAACCAAGAAAAAATACGTGGCTTCCACGCAAAATTGGATGTGTGGAAAATGTAACAAACAACTGAATCACACATTTGAAATAGACCACAAAATAAGACTCGAATACGGAGGAACAAACGAAGTAGACAACTTGATTGCATTATGTAGAAATTGTCACGGAGAGAAAACTGCGATGGAGAATATGTAGATTAGCAGATAAGCAAGGTGTAAGCTTGTTCTTGCGGTTGCGCTTGTACATACATAGATTCCCCGCGCTTTATTTTATAGTTATATAGTAGTATAACTATATGAGCACTAAAGTAGAAGGCATTCCATTTATCGAAATTCAAGCAGCAAAAGAAGACAGTCGAACCTTGTTGGGAAGTCTTAAGTTGCACCGAGGTGAAATTTTCAAAATACTTCTTTTAATAACCTTTGTAATTTGCATTAGTTATGTTCTTGTGAATAATCCAGGAAAATTCGTTACAAATTATTCATCTATTTTCATTTGTCTGATTTTAATAAGCAGCGCATTTCTATTCTATAAAACTTTAAAATCAAATGCGAAGTTCGTCGATTTCAAATTCGACATTGTAAAAAATTGCATTGTTTTGGTATGTTTTGTCGTATTGGCATTCTTTTTTTATTATTACAATCCTGGTGGATATGTAATGGACAACATTTCAACGCCGATTTATATTTTAATTTTCACTTCTGGTTTATTTTGTGTTATTTATACATTGCTTTACATTTATTCCGCAAACGGTGCGAAATCAAATTTTGTTGATTCTGGTTCAACAGACTTCAAGGACTTGAATAAAAATGAAAGCAAAATTTTTACAATAATGAAATATTTCTTTGCTCTTGCAACCAGCGTTTGTTTTCTTGTAATATTCATATTATTTGGAACAAAAATAGTAGGCGATTTTTCGACAATGAGCGTAGGAAAACTGACAATGAATATAATTATGATTATTGTGTTTGCAGCCCTTATTTTCAAGATAATTACGTATACAAATTTTTACCAAAATAGCCCATTAACACAGTTAGTAATAAATTCCATATTCTATATTCCTTGTATACTTGTTGCTCTAATTGACAATTTTGTCAAAATTACAGGATTAGACTCAAAAGATAAATCTAAGAAAATGACAGAACCAACTAAAACCGATTATATTTTATTGGCAATAGCGATTATTTTGAACGTTGTATATTTCGCTTATCCTTATGCTGCCGTAAAATTTTCGAAACAAGGTGGGACAATGTTAATTAATAATCCAATTTATACGAACGATGAACACGTTCTTGCGTCTTACCAGAGCTTGAATGGTGGAACTGATGATTTCGACTATACATACGCAATATCATTTTGGGTTTACATTGATGCAGCAAACCCGAGCACTAGTAATGCTTATACTAAATACACTTCTTTGTTGAATTATGGGGGTAAACCGAATGTTTTGTATAAAGGAACAGACAATACATTGATGATAACAATGGATAATGCATCCGCGCCGAAAACGTCATATAAACAAGCTGTTCCATACGAATTAGACGAAAGCGGCAATAGAATAATTTATGTCAAAAAGGACGTGCTGTTACAAAAATGGAATAATATTATTATTAACTACAATGGCGGAACTTTAGATATTTTTTATAATGGAGAATTGGTAAAATCGGCGATTGAAGTCGTTCCTTATATGAAATACGACACGTTAACAGTTGGTTCGAAAAATGGTATTCGTGGAGGAATATGCAGCGTCAATTATTTCAATAAGAGTTTAGACGTTCAACAAATTTACAACTTGTATCATTTTGTAAAAGACAATACGCCGCCGGTTTACAAGAGTTCAGAAGAAACGATTGTTAATGTGGCAAAAGATGTTCCTGGGACGTTAAATAAGGCAAGCGTAAATAATTACACGAATGCATTGAGAGAAAAGGTGAATTAGCGATGAAAACCAAAAATAAATATATATATATATTATAATGCTAATATTTATTGTTCGCATACTTCGACAAATTGTCGCCAACGTTAGAAATTTCTTTTATGATTTACATATTAATAATACGCCTCGTATTTATAAATATGTTTTAGAAAACAATCATATAAAAGATAATACAAGCATATTAGAAGTTGGTATTGGGAATGGAACTTGCATAAAAAAAAATGCGCGACTGATTAAAAACAAAAATTTACACATTGATGGAATTGATATAGATGAAGATTATATACAAAAGTGCAATGAAGTTATCATTGAAAATAATTTAGATAAAAACGTAACTGTTAGATATGAAAATTTGTTTGACCTGGATGAAAAAAAAAAATATAACTACATATTTTTTACGGAAAGCTATCCCGTTATTCCAGAAGAAATTATGATTGATATGATGAAAAAATCTAAAAACTTATTAAAACCTGGAGGAAAGGTTATTTTTATTCACAATTTAGAAAAAACGCACACATTTATTAGGGATTATTTAAAACCGAAGTTGAAGTATGTTCCATTTTTATGGGTTGATTTTGGACGTTTGTCAACGCATAATGATTTTGATAAATTTTTGAAAGATACCGATTTTACAATTTATGAAAAAATATTAATAGAAAAAATTGATATAAAATCTCACTACAATAACTTATTAGCGTATTTTGTACCAGAATTTTTGAATTTAAAATGTTCACAATATTTTATTTCGTGTATATTAAAATGAATAAAAATAAAGTTTGTTGGAACCGAAAACGCGAATAAAATTTCTAACATTATATTATATTATGAACATTACTACAATATTTCTTATTATTGTCATCATTGTTTTACTTTATATTGTCGTTCGATATGTAACGACTGATGTAAATACTTTATCTGGTCTTGTTTCTGGAACAACAATGAGCACAATTGACGCAAACAGTTTAGCACAAAGTTCTAGTGGAAACAATTCTAGTAATTTTGCATATTCTATATGGTTTTATGTGAATGACTGGAATTACCGTTACGGAGAACCTAAAATAATCTTTGGTAGAATGGGAGCATCTGCCGAATCTAGTGGAACAACATCTGGAACACCTTCAGGTATTATGAAGTTGGGTCCTTGCCCAGCGGTTATTTTAGGCCCAGTGTCGAATAATCTGGATGTCGCTTTAACCGTTTACCCTGGATTAGATTCAGTGTCAAATACAACTGGCGAAAGTGGTTCTATGACACATAATTGCGCTATACCAAACGTGCCTATTCAAAAATGGGTCAATTTGTTAATAAGCGTATATGGAAGGACGTTAGATGTTTATTTAGATGGAAAATTGGTAAAGACTTGTGTTTTGCCAGGGATCGCAAAAATCAACAATAATTCAAATGTTTATGTAACACCAAATGGTGGTTTTTCAGGCTGGACTTCAAAGTTCCAATACTATCCCAACTCGATTGACCCTCAAACCGCGTGGAATATTTATCAACAAGGATATGGGGCTAGTATGTTAAGTAATATTTTTGGCAAGTATCAAGTAAAGCTTTCTGTTGTAGAAAATGGTGCAGAGAATAGCAGCTTGACAATTTAAGCAGGTAACAATTTCTTTTATTGTATTATATATAATAAAAGAAAATGGATAATCAAGGTTATGGTTCAAATACATCAGGAAGTAGTCAAAGCGGTGAAACCAATTTTTTAGATGCAAATAGTTTGGTGGCTAAAATTTCCTTTTTATTATTAGTTATATTCATCTTTATAGTCGTTTTGCAATTTTCTATATCTTTTCTCGGGTGGTTTTTTAATCCATCTGATTCACCCAAATTAATAAACGGTATGGTGGACGCCAAACAAATGTTGGTTATTCCTCAAGATCCTTCGCAAGCTGGTGCTAAAACAATTAACCGTTCTGTAAATGCGACAAACGGTATTGAGTTTACATGGTCTGTTTGGATATTCATAAATGATTTAGGGAAACCAGATAATAAATATCAACACATTTTCCACAAGGGGAACGATTCACTAGACACGGTTGGACTCAATTACCCGAATAACGCCCCGGGATTATACATTTCGCCAAATACGAATGAGCTGACTCTTATTATGAATACATACGATGCAATCAACGAAGAAATAATTATTCCTGATATTCCATTGAATAAGTGGGTCAATGTAATTATTCGTTGTAAAAACACGGCTCTTGATGTGTATATTAACGGAACTGTTACAAAGAGTATGAAATTGCTAGGCGTTCCTAAGCAAAACTACGGAAATGTTTATGTGGCAATGAATGGCGGTTTTGATGGTTACATTTCGAATTTGTGGTATTATAATTACGCGCTTGGAACTGCGGCAATTCAAAATTTGGTTAAAAAGGGGCCAAATACGACTATGACGGGTTCATCTGCAATGAGTATGAAGAACCCGAATTATTTGTCTTTGCGCTGGTATTTTTACGGACAAAATGACCAGTTTAATCCCTAATCTAGCAGGGAACCCCCGGTTCCCCGCACCCCTCCGGTAGATAATGTTTTTATTATTTATTTTATTCCCAATCCATATCCTAATTTGTGAAAATAATAAAATAAATAGTCTTTTTATATTTTTTCTTTCTATTCGCTTACAAGAATAATTAATTTATTCTCTTTTTGGGAATTCTGTGAACGGTGCCCCAAAAAGTGGATAAATTAATTACAATAACATAAATTTCCTAACGTGTGAAAAGATAAATTGTTTTATTATATTGAATGGATTGAGAATAAAATAAAATAATAAAAGTATTATTTGCCGGAGGGGTGCGGGGAACCGGGGTTCCCTGCGAAAAAGTGGATATATAGTATAAAGTATGTCTGTTTTAGGTCCTCATTATAATCCACACCCAACGAGAGAATGGTATAGATTTCAAAACGCTTTTTCGGAAGATATACCACAACCAAGCATAAGCACGTTATTAGAAAATGTAAATGATAACGACGTTCCAAAAGCCTATAAATATCAATTGGCCACATATAAAAAAGGTAATATACTTCAATACAAGAAAAACAGTGCGGACTTGACAAAGAATCAACGCTACGCGCAAATAGCCAAAGGAGCTTGGACAAATCGAACTAAAACGTGGAGTTCTCAAAGCGAAGCTATTTCAAATCCAAATTCTGACTTGTTAAAAAGAGTGAGTTATGAAACGTATATTTATCCAAATTACGGTGTGGATGGGACAGAAATTATAGAACCTATATTATCCACAACACCCATTACGAATTGTTCTCTAGGCACCACGTTGAACTTTGCACCACTCCCTACAACAAGTAAATCAACCTATAATTCAACAAATTTACCCACAACTGCTAAATCATCAACAAATATATCTATGCCGCCTTATGTTTATAAACCAAAAATTTTGAATCCGACTGCGATTCAAACAGGAGGTTCGTTGATTGGAACCATTGTTGAAAACCCGTGCACAAATGAAATATTGGATGAAACATTTACTCAAGACTGTTATCCTAGCTCTGCATCTGACGTTCCTGGTTCATCTACAACACTTTGTTGGAACGATGGTTTGCAAACATATTATCCAAAAACGAAACTCACATACGGAACAAGCGGCAACAAATGGCCTACGAATTCTAAATTTATTTTTCCAGCATAATTAAGACCTCAAATTGGGATTTACGCAAACTTCTTGTGTCGGGAAAATATCGCCTGACATACACTGGTCATTATCTCCTACTTGTATGCAACTACGAAATCCCCTGTCTTCGCCGATATAACACCACCCCGCTTTTCCAGCAGTTTTGCTTGACTGAATGCTGCTATAAGAATCGTCTGCTTCATACGTCGGAATATCTTCTTGCATTTTTCCACCTGTTTGGTTCAAGGAACTTGTTGCGCTATTTAATGCGGCATTCAAAGAATTATTTGTTTGATTCGAGGAAGTAGAAAGACTAGATACTTGTTGAGCATTTGGAGAAGACGTATTTGCTGACGCGCCATTAACCCCATTGTTCGCATTTTGCTGAGCCGCATCTAATCCGCTTGCAGCACCTTTTGCTGCACCTTCTGCTGCACCTATGACAGTTCCACCCGCAATGTCAAGCGCCGATTGCGCGCCAGTTGCACTCACTGTAGCGACCTGTTTTGTAGCGCTGACAGCAGCCCCACCAAATAAACTGACAATCGGTGCAAATATATCTGTAATCGTTTGCGTTCCTTTTGCTAAATAAACAAAAATATTAATCCCCAAAAATGCTAATATGAAAATAATAAAAAGCCATACACGCCAATCAAAATTGCTAAATAGATTAGAAAAAGAGTTACTGGATGTCGAAGTCGAAGTCGAAGAAACAGGATTCAAAGAAAAGCCTGGCGAAACTGGTGCACCGTAATTTTGCGATAATGGATTTGAAATAGATGCGGTATTATTCATTTATATTAAAAATAAATATAATTTAATTTTTAACATAAGCGCAAGCGCGTCGAATTGCAATTTTTACTTGAAAGTCAATAAGTATAGGAATTGATTCAAATCGGCTAATATTTCATCGCGGATAGTGTATAAATCTGAATTCGACATCTTCTTCATAAACTCATTTGTATCTAATCCAACCAGATAACTCTTGAAATTCATAACATATTTTTTCATTTGTTCTAAAGACGTAAAATCATTAATAGGGATGCATTTTGTTCTCATCAAATTAACACGGTTTCCAATTTTTCCAAGAAGAACTTCCATAAAACGGTCAATATTCTCATTTAGCTTGGAATATAATTCGTCGGTTGCTTTATGGGTTGCGTAACTATATGTTTTCCAATGATAAATCTTGACGGTATTCAAGAGAGACAAAAATTTGATAACAGTCTCTTTCTCAAAAGAGGTTTGCCCTTGTCTATTTTTCCGCGACTTTTGTTGTCGAATAGCAACCCTTTTTGTCTTCATATAATATACGGCAACAAAAATGTTTGAAGAAGAATTGAAAAAAAAGATAAGAGAGAAAAATAAAATAACAAATGTTCAAGATGACAGGGGTGAAAGTAACGATGACAGTAACAACGCCAACAACGCAAACAAAACAAACAAAAAAAACGAATTCAATCCGTTAGATAACAAAGAATTTTGCGATTTTATTATAAATGATTGGATGAAATTTATGGACAAAAATACTATAATCACAAATATACATAAAAACCAAGATGGGCTGATTGACATAGAAGCTACGATAGACGAATTTGAAAAAAAAATTTGTTATTATATTTATTATGAAAAAAACGCAAAGTATGAAAATTAGTAGAGAACCGGGGTTTCCTACTATTTGTACTTATAATCGCGGCACAAAAGACTCGCCAAAATTATTCATTTTTTCCAGTTTTTCAATTGTTTTATCCAAATTCGTTTTAGCCAACTGATTGAATAAATAATCTGTGTTCGGCGATTTTTCGTTTTTCTTTATTTGCTTGTAAATCATATCAATCTTTGAAACAACAGAATTCACTTGTTCTTTATTTTTTACGATTTCCTCATTTATGTCGATGGGTTCTATTAATAAAGAAATGGCATAATAAATAATGTAACGGCGTCTTTTTCCACAACCATTCGAATATTTCAAGCAAAAAAGATTCAACAAGCTTTTAATTATTTTTGGTATTAACGGAATATGTGACGGGTTTATAGATTCTTTCAAAATTGCGTCCCAAATCAACCATATTATGTCCATTTGCTGTTTGTTATCAACCGGCATTTGCAACCTTCTCTCGCATTTACATTTTTCTTTCTTCGACTTGCAAATACTTTCAAATTCTAGTATCCATTCCATCCAATAACAAGCATTAATAGAATTTTTCCCGTCCTTGGATATGTTGTAAGCAAATTCATTCATTGCAATAAATAACTCTTTTGGGTCATCCTTCAACATAATATTTGTTCCATATGAGACATTTGGCGCTTTGAATCTGTCGGTCATCTGAGTCATATCAAAATCTTCTTTTTTTATCTTGACGTCGTCAAAACTATGTTTTCTTTTTGCATTACACAATATGCACATTATTTCCGCAAACAGTTTTCGTATCTTAGAGTTATTGCGCATTTTTATTTCATTATTTATGTAGCCTCCCGTAATAATTTCTTTGAAATTGTCTATTCTTAAGTTCAAATAAATTGCGAGTTTAGGATTGCCTAAATGAATGTGTTTGCTGTAAAAATGCATTATTATTTCCCACAAGTCGCCAAAATGACCAGAACACACAAATTCGGAGCTCCAATAACACGCTTGCTCTATTTTAGAATTTATTAAGCTGTTTAGAAGTTCTTTCTTAACATCGGTTTTTTTGAACTCTGAAAATGTAATACCTTTGAAGTCTTTTTGTTCTCTCAAATCGTTGATTTCTGAATCTCCAGACATAATAAATAATTCTATTATTTTTAAAAGACGCAAACTTAGTAGGGAATGGGGTGGTTGCCTGCTAAATAATATATTTTATATATATAGACAGTTATGTTTAACCCAATCAAATCCATTAGTAAAACATATAACAAATTATCTTTGTGGGGTAAAATATTACTATTCGTCGTGTTATTTTTGATAATTGTCGTTTTTTTCAAATCTGTAAAAAGTAGGTCACTCATTGAGGGATTCGAACAAGACGATAAATTCATTTTTAAAACCGGCGACGATGTTTATGACGGATTCTACAGCGACATTTATGATTATCTAGTATATAATAACGTGAAAGATTCTTATGAAGTCGGAGAAATAATAAATAAGACCGCACCTACCGAAGAAAGTACCATTTTGGATGTAGGTTCAGGGACAGGACATCATGTTGCCGAATTGGCTTCAAAAAACTATAATGTTGTAGGAATGGATTCTTCGCCTGATATGATAAAAAAGGCAAAAGAAGTCTATCCCGATTACAATTTTATGCAGGGTGACGCATTGAAAAGTGAAAATTTTTATCCAAATTCATTTACTCACATTCTTTGTCTTTACTTTACGATTTATTATATCAAAGATAAAATGCAATTCTTCAAAAATTGTATGAACTGGTTGAAACCCGGTGGATATTTAGTATTGCATCTCGTTGATAGAGATTTGTTTGACCCAATTTTGCCTCCAGGCAATCCTTTAATAATGGTTTCACCTCAAAAATACGCCGACAAAAGAATTACAAATACGAGCATAACCTTTACGGATTTCAAATATGATGCCAATTTTGAACTAAATGAGGACAATGATATTGCAACTTTCAACGAAAAATTCAAATTCAATGATACTGGCAAAGTCAGAAAAAACGAACATACAATGTATATGCCGTCACAAGATGCAATTCTTCAAATGGCGCAAGAAGTTGGTTTTATACTCCACGGAAAAGTAGACCTTGTAAAAGTCGCATACGAATACCAATATCTCTACTTATTAGTCAAACCCAATTAAATTTTTTGTTTTCATAATCCAACAGTCTATGTTATACGGGTTATATACAAAATATAGTCCATACATAAAATACGTATTCTTACTTATCATATGTATTATATTGCTTATATGTGCATACATTCGATTAAAATATCGCTTTTGGTGTTTACAGCCAGTATTTCACGTTTATGATTTTCATTATTATTTGTTTCCACCTGGTATTGTCGAGAAAAGATTGCCCGAAAAGAATAAGTATTGCAATTTTTCGGATATTGAAACTCTTGTTTTTACAGATATGAGCGACTTTAAGATTAATAAATTCGTGAATTTTGTTCAGTCACATTTTTTAAGAAATAAAGACAACGTATTTATGCCAAATAGGGATAACATTGTTCCTTATTTTAATGGTCACATTCATCCATCGTTTTTTTCTTTTTATAACCAACGCGAATTATTGCTAGACACAAAAACGAATTCGTCCGTTGAGGATAAAAAGTGTGTGGCTGTTATGACAAGTAGACCATTACACGTGTATATTAATAATGGTAACAGTGATGCGTTTTTTGATGCATATTATGTAGATTATTTGTGTGTGGATAAAAAATGGAGGAAAGGAGGAATTGCACCTCAAATGATTCAAACACACGAATACAATCAGCGATTGTTAAATAAAAATATATTGGTCTCACTTTTTAAACGTGAAGGTGAGCTCACAGGAATAGTACCACTTTGTGTTTACAAGACATATGGTTTTGAAATGCGAACGTGGAAAAGACCACCTAAAATGCCGCCTCAACTGGGCGTTGTTGAAATTGGATCCAAAAATGCTTACCATTTAGTTGATTTTATAAAAACACAAAATACAAAATTTGATATTGTTGTAATGCCGGAAATTTCCAACTTGGTTGAGCTTATAAAAACCGGGAATATTTATTGTTATATTATTGTTCACAATTATGAAGTTTTATGCGCATATTTTTTTAGACGCACTTGCGCAAAAATTCGCAAAGATGTTGAAATTTTATCGTGCTTCGCATCCATAAATGGTGCCATTAGTAAAAATAATAAAAATAATAAAAATAATGATATATTTATCGAGGGATTCAAGGTTTCTTTGTGGAAAATATACAAAAAGCATACGTCTTTTCAGTTTGCTGTTATTGAAGACATTAGTGACAATCGCGAAATAATAAAAAATATACAGCTTAGAACAGACGCTACCTTAATTAGTCCAACAGCATATTTTTTTTATAATTTTGCTTATCCTACATTTAAACCCAAAAAATGTTTGATTATAAATTAGTGTAATCACCTACGGTTAGCGTGTATATTTTCCTACACGAGCAAATGAATCCACTATAAAAATAATGAAAATCCCTAAAAAAGAATACAAAATTACTTCTTCGGTTACATTACTTGTGCGTTCGTCTTGTTGTTCTTCTAAAAGATGAATCATGTAATTCAACTTTTCAATCAATAAATCGTTGGTTGAACCCGAATGAAAACTTGGATTTGCAAAATTTTTAGACGTGGGTGTAGCCATAGATGCTGTTGTGTTTGAAAATTTATACGATGGCATATTATCGGGCACACTACTATACATACTCTCATAATTTGGTATAAATCTTTTATAGAAGTCTTCTGACATACTTTGGTTAGCATTTTCAGAATAAGAATTGCCAATATTTGATTCCAATGGCGAATCAAGGTTTTTGCTTCCTTCTCTCGAAATTGTAGCTTGCACTCCCATAGATGTTGGAGGAGGTATTGGACTAAAATCCGCTAGTTCGCTTTGTTGTTCTGGAAGATTGTGAATTGATTGAATAACGGATAATACTTTTTCTGTATTAACATTATTATTATTATTATTATTTGGGTATCTTTTCTGAGTCTTATTAAGTGCCATTCTTTTTTTTCCTATATGATTTGTCGTATCATTATTTACTATTTGATTTGGTTCATTATCAAATGGTGCAGCATACATTGCTAAAGACATTCTTAATAAAAAATAAGATAATAAATTTAGCAGTCCTTGCTAAAAAAATATAGTTTATGTATATATGACAAAATTAATTACCAGATTTTCTAACAATTTTCATACAATAATAACCATCGTTTCTGGATTAATCATTGCGTACATTGTTATGTACCCCTATTATTTGCAATTTTATTTTGAAAACACTTTAGGAAGGGTCGCATTGTTGTCGTTTATAATAGCCATTACTCTATGCAATCCAATTATAGGAACTTTGGCAACAGTTGCGTTCATAGGTCTTTATAATTCTCGTGTTATTGAAGGGCTCGAAACAATGGATATTGCCAAGAAAATTGAAATAGTAACAGATGCCATTGCAAATAAAAAGGCGACAGAACCGAAAACCACCGAAGCTTCTACACCTGGCGTTAGTCCCGCTCCAGTATCGGCTCCGCCTTCTGAAGATAAAAAAGTTTCAAAACCGTTGGACAAAACGGCTGAGCCAAGTGATGTCCCCAAAGAACCGGTAACTGCTTCTTCAGTAAAAGCACAAGTGCAACAAGTTCAACAAAAAATGGAAGATAAAAAGACAGAAATAAAAGAAGGTTTCAATAATAGGTTGACTTATGCCGATTTAGATGAAGGACGCAATAGAATGCTAACAATTGAAAGTTATATTCGAAAACCAAAGTGTTCAAACCAAATGCCGATTTCTAAATACAATGAATCTAGATTTGAACCAATGGCAAATTATTCAGGAATAGAGGGGTTGCAAAGCGTTCCTGCTGCGCATTAATGCAATTTTACAAAAATATTTTATTACCTAGACAATATATATGAAACTATCTACGATTTCGTATTTTGCTTTATTAATTTTTGTTATATTAACTTTTTCAATTATAAAAACGGCGTCAACTAAAGAGTCATTTTTATCTGGGTTTCACAAAATGTATAGACCGTATGCGAGACACGCGCGTTTATATACATCTAATAAATTCAATTCTTTATCAAACAAAACAAATGTTTTTTTTAGAAGATGGGGCATAATATAACCTATCTATTTGTTTTTCTTGGTGTAATATAACAATGCCCCCAAAATCTTCTAAAAAAAAATCTATTCCACATAATAGTTCTGGATCTGGATCTGGCTCCGGATCCAATGTTATTCCTGGTATGTTTGGCCCCGCGCCTCCCGCGCCACCAGGAAGCAATATAAGTTTTTTCAAAAATCCTCTTTTATTTTTGCACGACCATATTTTGTATTTAAACAGTAGCAAGTTTTTTGCAGGAGTTGTAATGATTATGTTAAACGTAGGTTCAAAATTCATTTCGATTCAATTTAGCAAATCAACCGAAGAATATCTTAAATTTTCTCTAAGCAAACAGCTTCTTGTTTTTGCTATGGCGTGGATGGGTACTCGTGACATATATACAGCGCTCGGACTAACAGCGATTTTTGTTGTTTTGTCAGATCATTTGTTTAATGAAGAAAGTAATTATTGCATTGTTCCTCATAAACATCGCATATTACACAAGTTGATAGATGAAAATGGAAACGGAAATATATCTGATTCAGAAATAAATTCAGCTATTATAACTTTGGAAAAAGCAAAACGAGAGAAACAACGACAAGCACAAAAAGATGCTTATGAAAAATTCCAAAGCGTAGATAATGAACTTCCACAAGCGAACGCGAGTGCAGATTCAAAGAAAACTGCATAATTTCACGTTAACAAACATCTCCTTTTTCATAAAAAGGTAATACTATTAACAAATAAAAAGCATAATAAATCATAATTGAATTTACAGACCAACACCACATAGACCACATTGTTGTGTCATTTTTATAATTTAGAAAAGAAATAAATAATAAAATGCAGCCAAATCCAAACCCAACCCACATTTTTTCATAAACAAAGCTAAATAAAAAGAAAAATAACCACGCGAGAATAACAATTGGCGGATTATCAAAATATTTCCATTTTAAATGCCCGGTTTTGCTTACAGCAGAATAAATCCGTTTGGTGTAAAATTTGTAAATTGAGTATGGTACTGCCAAAAATAAATAAGAAATTAGTAATATGTTTCTTAATTTTTCTTCCGTTAATATCATAATGCTAAAAGCAGGTTGCGCAATAAGTATAGATGTTGCTATAATGGAAAATAAGTTATTATAATATTTATTGTCAATGTTGCGCCAAATAAAAAATTCGGCTAACTGTATAAAAATAAATGATGCTATAAAAATATAAACCCATAAATTATTCAATTCTTGTATTTTATATTGTGTGCAAGAATTGTTATATATTATAAGCAATAAGACAAAGATACTAAATGCGAATGTATTTAGTGATACATTTTCATTCCAACACATTTATATATTAGTTTGATATTTAATACCAGGAACCCCGGTTCCTCGCTAGTTATCTCTTCGATATAATATTCTTATTGTATAATAAGTATGTTACCAATATTGCAACAAATAAATAATAATCGCAATGACGATTCTAGAACATCAAATTATCCAAAGTCATTGTCTATATTGATAAATACTCGAATTCGAGGGTATCCAAAAATAAAGTATGAGCCTTCAATGTCTATTCCAGGCGTAAAAAGTGAAACCGTCTATTTTGACCCACTCATAAAATTAAATAGAAGCGTTGCAGGTTCTGTTCCGAAAGGTTATCCACCATCTGAATTATATACACAGTTTTTTGACAAAGGTGCATTTGAAAGTTTACTAAGTAGAACTTTATCGTCTTCTTTTTTTGGTCAAGGAAAAAAAACAATAGAACAAGCCACAGAAGACGGTTATATTGATAATAACATTAACATTACTTTGAATCAATTATTCAAGTCGGGTAATATTTTTTACATTAAAGGACAACCGTTTACAATTCACGATTATGATTGGAATTATGGAGATTGGCAAATAGGAACGAAAAATATAGAACGAAAATTTGAGACGTCTCCAGGAACATATGGACAAGGCATTAATTCTTTAATACAATTTCAATTTTCGAGAGAAGAAGAAATGGCGGCAAACGCAGAACTACAAAATTTTGAATCATCACATCCTTCTTTTGTTATGAGAGGAAAAGTAAATCCGAAATATTCCAAGTTTGGTGATGGCGAAGGAGGTGAATTTGTATTAACTGGTGTAGCCGAAGGTGTTAAAAATACTGGAACAAATGCGAATGGAAAACCTATATCAACAAATGTGGCAACTAGCGAAGAAATTCAAGCGCAACTTCCAAGTCCCGTTGTAGAATTATTGGGCAAAGACTATGTCGCAGAACCGGCGCTTAATTTGGACGCGAAAACGCCTATTATGCAAAGTGATCCAATTTCACTTTCAATTATTTATTACTTGGATCGCAATTATTCTCAAGATACAAATAAGAATCCAAAATTAAAAGCGTTGTATGATACATTTTTTGAAGCTAGAAACCAGTATAAAGTTGCAAACGAAAAATTCAATGTTCTTCTGGGAAGTGAGAATAAGAGCCCAGATGCTTTACAAACAAAAAAACAAGAGTTCAATGCTTTGAGAAATGACCTTTTACAAAACAAGGAAAAAATATTAAATTTTATTGAACCTTTTAATAGTCGTTACAGTCAATTAACCAGACAAATTGACAATACCTTGAGTAATGGTCGAACACCTCAGAATCCTCAGAATCTTAAAAACTTGGAACCTCTAATAAAAATATTTACACAGAAAAATGAATTAATTTCTTCTAAATTGGATGTTAAAAATGGAGGGAACCTTGAAAAACTTTTACCAAATCAAATAGAACTTTTCAAGTTATTAAAAGAAATTGCGCAATTGTTAAATGATGTAAATACAGCGGTTTCAGATACTCGAAATAGTGACACAGATATGCAGACCCAAATGCAGACCCAAATGCAGCTACAAGAACTCAAAAAAAATGTGCAACAACAACAACGGTTGATAATAGAACTTTCAAATGCACTGAAAAAAGAGAACTACGATTTTCTTTTACCGAAAATGGACGAAACTGCTGTTTTGTATATAAAAGCGGACTTTGACAAGTTATTGAATAATTTTTATGACCTTGTTAAAAAATACAACGAAAATAATACCACTTTCCAAGAAATAATTGATAACGCTAATTTAAAGTCTCAAATGATAAATGCTGTGAATAATATATTCAAATTGCGAAACAATTTTCTGGAAGCGTCAGCAAAAACATTGACAGCCTTTTTGGAAAAAACAAGAACACAAGAAGTATTTATAAAGTCGTTTGTCGAATTGTATACTGAATTACACGATTTCAAAAAGAAACAGTTAGAAACCTTAGTAAAGGAAAAAACAACTCCAATTGATAAAATAAAAGAAGAAATAGCAGTGAAATTAATAAATTTCGACACTTTGTGTTATAATTCCTTGTTACAAAGCGATAAAACGATTCAAAATCAGAATATAAAAAAAGCAATTGAGAGACTGATGTATCAAGTTAGAGAGCCAATGAATTCAATTGAAGAATTGCAAAAATATTATGAAAATAGGTCTCTTTTAATGATAGAAAAATACCAATATAACATTTACTATCAACAAATACTGTTATTCAATGAAAATAATGAAGAATCAATGTGGTCTGTTCTATCAAATATGACAAATTTATTTTTCCATAATTTCAAAGAGTATACATTTAAAGAAATAAATACAACATATACTTTGTATAAAAGGTATAATGACACTTACAGTCCGGGTGAAAGAGCCGCGTTTCTAACTCGTCTCAAAATGAGCGATAAACCAATACAAAAACAAAGTTTATTAGCATTCGCGTCTTTGTCAAAAGACAAAGATAAAGCGCAACGCGAATTATATTTAAAAATGATTAATCATCAAGTTATTTGTTACGATTTAATCAGTTTATATGCCAAGCTAACGACTATTGATTTGTCAAGGACAATTTCTTATTTGACAGTTAAAAAAAATGTATTGAAAATCCAAAAAATAATGACGAGAGAATTTGATAGTTATTATCGTCGAATAAAAGGGAATATTGATTTTATAAACGGTTTAATCCCTAATCCTATTTTTTGGTCTATTGCAAATATTGACGAATTAATAGATATAAAATTGGCGGAAAATGAACAAAAGAAAAACAATGTAGATTATGCTATTATAAATATAGATAGGGAAGTTGATGAACTGCAAAATAGTTACACGAATGCATTAGATTTGCTGTTACCGCAACTTACAAATATCGGATTGTTGAAAACGTGTTATAATATTACTGATGCAGAATTAGAAGAAGCCGAAGCAGAAGCCGAAGACACAGAATATCTCTTAACAAACGCGGAAATAGAGAAAAAATTCTTCTCTGAATTTTTGGCGAATGTAGATGCAGTAGAAACAGAAATATGCAAGCAACAATTTATGACCGCGATAAAAGAACAAATAAATGATGGTAGTGCTCCGGGACTGACACCTTTACAAATCACTAGTTTATTGCAAAATTGGAAAATTAGTTGGAACAAAAATAGACCAAACGACTCATTATTTTACACGGTAGCAACGGCTTTAAACGGTCAATTAATAGTTACGCAAAAATTGTCGTTGAATCCATACACAGAACCATCTATTAATGGTCTTGACAATTTACGCGAAGTTTTCAATAGTAAATTTACTGCAAATAGTTTAAGAAGATGCATATCTGAAAATATACGCAGTCGTCAAATCGATGATTATAAGGAAAGGTCTTTGGCATACATAAAAAAAATAGAAAATTATTTAGATATGCCAACTGACACGCGCGAAAATAGACAAAGAAAAAGTGAAATAGAATTGCTGTTAAAAAAGCAATGGGAACTTTTGAAATTTATCTTTATAAATAGAAACTTTGACCAAGTTTCTTTGGCAATAAGAAATAATAGACGCGCAAACCCTGTAGATTATAATTTTATTCAGCAAAACAACGAAATTATTAGGGCTGCCATCTTAGACCAGAATCTTTACTTTGGAGATGATATAACAATTGAAGTCTTCGAAGAGGTATTTAAGATTAAGTTTATTACAGTCAATAAAAAACAGGGTTTCAAAATAAACGAAAAAAATCTTCTTGGAAAATCCATATATTTTAGAAAACAGACTGATAAAAATAAAGCAGAAGACGTTGTTCAAGTGTATGTCTCAAGTTTGAATGAAAATGGTATAGCTATCGCTGAAACATTTGATTATCAACAATATCAATTCAATATTACTACAAGTAACCGGTTTCTTGGTTTGGAACAACCATTTTACAATGTTAATATATACGAGAATAGCAATGTTGTTATGAGCCGCAATATGGTTAATTCCGATTGGGACTATTTGTTTATTTTGTCAGATGAAATAAATGGTAAGACTGTTTATAAAAATATTTACAATTTTTCAGATAGAAAATTTCTATACAAGTTTGAGGAAATTCCTAGTTTTCTTTATTATTTAATTTTTAGATTTATTATGAGGTCGCGTTCTATCGCTAAATATAGACAAAGTGCATTTGCTTTTTTTAATGAAAACATGAAATTTCGTTCTATTTTACAAGAGTATTCTGCAAATATGTTGGCTAAGCGGGAAGAGACTAGTCGTAGACGTCGTTCAGTCAACCTCAGAGAAAACTTAAATCGACTTAGTAGAGAGCAAATTAATGCGCTTATAGAGCAGCCGGTTGAATATGACGGAGATGTTGTACAAAGCGGAGGAGCAATAAGCGGAGGAGCGCCAAATGTTGCAAGTCGATTTGTAAATGTGAATCGTGGGAACAGCGTTTTTGCAAGCAATAAAGATTCTAGACTAAGTTATTACATCATTATTGACTTGGAATTGTATCCAGGTAAAAATGGAATTCCAATGTCACAAAAAGCTGTGTTAGCTTGTCAAAATCGTTACGAAAAAATTAGACAAGCTTGGGCAAAATTGTTTGGATTGGTTTATAGACCAAACGAGCTATATGTAACCGGATTTACTGCTCCAACCACGTTAAAATACACAAATAAAAACGCAAAAACGCGGAAAAAAGATAGACGTCGAAGAAATCGCAGTGAAAGATATGAAAGATAAACTGATATTAGTTTCTGCTATGTTCACCGATGCCCCAAAAAGTGGATAAATTAATTATGATAACATAAATTTCCTAATGTGTGAAATGATAATTTATTTTATTATTTTGAATGGATTGAGAAATAATAAAAGTATTACTTACCGGAGGGGTGCTTTGCGAAGCTTCCGCGTAGCTTAAGAAACCAGGGTTCCCTGCTATATTAGTTTTTACTCGAATATCAATTTAAATAATTTGTTATAAGAAATGAAAATTATATGGATGTAGTATATGAACCCGAATGGTCTAATTATTTGAAACAATTTGACAAACCAAACATCGGGTTTCATATATTTGATAATAAAGAAGTAGAGAATTATTGCGTTATTGTCGAACCAAGAATATTGGATATAACGATTCTAGTAATCAAAAATTTTCTCTCTTTGTTGCAAGATAAAAGGTGGGGATTAATCGTTTTTCACGGAACGGAGAATGAAGTGTTTATAAAAAATGGGTTGGCTGGAATTTCAAACATAAATTTTGTAAATTTAAACAAAGCCAATTTATGCGAGAATGAATACAACGATTTATTGTGCTCCTGTGATTTTTGGCAGAGAATAGAATCTATCGGAGCAAAACGCGCATTAATATTTCAATCTGACACTTTATTATTAAAAAATGACTTGGAAGAGTTTTTAGAATATGATTATATTGGTGCACCGTGGTTCATTAAATGGATGGGAATGTTAGAAGTAGGAAATGGTGGTCTTTCTATACGAAATGTTGAGAAAATGATGAATATCGCAAAGTATTGTCCGCGTTTACAATATCAAAAGAATGAAGATGTTTATTTTTCTTATTGGTGCGTTATGAGAGAATTTAAATTGGCATTTGTTGATGTTGCGAAACGTTTTTCAGTTGAAACTATGTATTATGATGCGCCGTGTGGTTTACATAAACCACATCTGGATAAATTCCCTTCGAGAGAAGCGTATTCTAAAATGCTTTTTACAAAAAATACAATTAAAAATAATACAAATAATAATTCAAACGAACGTATGGAAACGGAAACGGAAACAGAAATGATAAGACTTCGTTTTTTTTCAAGTTTTTGCGATGGGAATGTGTGCAAATCACATTATGAAACAGATTTTGAATCAAACTTATTGGACTATTATGGTGAAAGTAAAAAAGTCTATATTGTAAATGATGATACATACACTCACGCAGTAATTATGAATACAGCTATGCCCACTTTGAAAAAAGACGTGGATATAAAAAACGTCATTGGATTGGCTTTCGAGCCTATTTATTTTTTGGGAATAACTAGTGAATTTGTTGAATATGCAAAGAAAAATATTAGTAGGTATTTTATTGGAGATAAATTTAATTTGCCATCACCGTTTGAAGAACATACAGCATATATGTGGCATACTGTTCCATTAAAATATGAACCAACCAAGAATAAACTAATGTCTATTATGATTAGTGAAAAAGGCTCTGCACCTGGTCATAAATACAGATACGGATTGGTTAATGCTATTTTGCAAAGTAATTTGCCTATTGATATTTATGGAAGAGGATGTGCGAATTTTTCTGTGTCGCAGGCGAATCAGCTGAAAGGTGTTTTTGAAGACAAAGAACCCTACGAGAATTATTTATTTCATATAGCCATTGAAAATTTTCAATGCAATGAATATTTTTCCGAGAAGATATTAAATCCTTTACTCTGTTCCACTGTGCCGATTTACTTAGGTTGTAAAAATATAACAAAATATTTTAATGACGAAGTAATTTGTTTAAGTGGAGATTTGTCGAAAGATTTATCTTTAATTGCAAATATTGTAAGAGAGCCAATGAAGTATCATAAAAAAATAGACGTGGAAAAGATTAAAAATACTACAAACTTTCTGAGGAATATTGACAAAATCTTTAGCTAAGCATTTCCTGTCAAAAACTGGTCAATCAATTCTTGAGGAATATAGTTAAAGTCAACCATTTTTCGATTGGTTTCGAATTTTTCATAAGCATTTTCTTTCTTCATTCTTTCCTCAAAATAACTCGGGTTTTGGAAGCATTTCAATGCTGTTTTGGGGCCACATTTTGTTAGTACCGATGGAATATTATCGCTTATATCTCCCATTACAATCTTGCAAAATAGGTCACTCTTTGCATCGCCTGTACTGCTCTTCTGTAGTGCCAAATTTTTGAATCCAAGGTCGAATAATTTTACGCGAGGTTCGGCCAATTGAAGGTAATCCTTGTCACTTGTAATAATGTAAATTTGTGCATCTGGGCATTTTTCGAGAATATATTTCACAGAAATGGCAATGCAATCATCTGCTTCCAACTTAGGGTGTCTTAGAATGGTTTTAACGCCTGCTTTCAAAAATAGTTGATTTTCGTCGTCGTATGCCATTTTGAAAAAGGGACCCCCCATAAAACCATCTTCTGCACCATTCTTGCGATTCGCTTTATAATTTTCCTGAATTGAATTGCGCCATATATTTTCTCTCGGGCAATCCTTTCCTACAATTACAATAGGTTCAATCGGTTCTTTGTGAATGCCTAGATTCTTTGATAAGCCTTTGATATTATCTACAAAGGTTTTCTTATATTTATCCACAAAAATGGGATTGTTAATCGGGTCGTCGTTCGTTTCTTCAGGATGTGCACTTTTACGCCATCTTAGAATAGAATAGTATCTATGAAAACAGAAGTAGCTACCATCTACAAAGATGAATGTGGGCGATTCGTTTGTAATAAGTGAATCTAAAAGTGCGCTTGTCGCCGTTGTTGTCATATTATCTAAGATTGCATAATAATATGACAGATTATACACGTTCAATTTTTAAACCTATTTGTCCGTTTTTTTCTCTCTCTTTTTGTATTGACGTTTAGGTTTTGCAGGTACAACGGGCAATTCTGCCTCTACAACCGATGTAGTAGCGACAGTAAGCTCTTCTGGGGGAACCGATGCAGTAGCGACAGTAAGCTCTTCGTGGGCAACCGATGTAGTGCCGAGATAAGGTGCATATTGAAAATTCTTGTATTTTGTAGTAGTATTTTCCGCGGCGCCTTCTCCAGAAACCCAAACAGAAATATAAGGATACAAATAGACGGCATTGTTTTTCAAGTAATCCTGTATAGCCGCATTAAATGTTGGATTGTATTTTTTCAAGCTCAAAATATTAACTGTTTCTGAATTTCCTTCAACAGTGACTTGTATTGGCAACGGCTTTAATATGAACCCGTCTTCATCTATTGCAAAATATTTATATACGATATCATCGGGCGTCAAACTTACTTGGCATCTAAAACGCTCACTAGTATATCCGTCGTCGCTAACGTGAATTGTAAATGGGAAATTATCCGTCTTTTCTGAGAAATTTTTATAGAAAGCATTTCCTTGAACGCAAGAGAATTCTTCAAACCCTTCTACATAATTTTTCCAGAATGTCTCCATTAAATCTATTTCTAAAATTCCGGGGGTTTGTCCGTCTATATAATATTTGGCATTTTCTGGACTTAAATAAGGTCTCTCTGTTAAATAAAAACATTCGCATAAATTACGATTATCGTCTCCACATAAAACGTCAATAGACCAGGTTCCATATTTTTCTCCTATTCCATATTTTTGATTCGAAGTAATTTTATTTGCATTGTCACACGTTAAAGCGCAATATGCGCGCGCCCAAAGAGAACCATCAATATTCACGATTCCATTTTGCAAAATTTCGCCATTTTCATTAACGGAATACTGACCCCTAGAGGCTTGCTCTACAAACCACACGTAATTATTATTGTCATTTGTTGGGTCTTTTGTTGTAAAATATGTATAACCATTATTGTTTGGTTCCCATTCACAATTATTCGGTTTTTCTAGAGTGTAAGTAGTGTTACCACCTTTTACAAAATGTGCAAAGTCAGCTTGAAATCCGTTTAATCCACATCTTTCTGGATTCAACACAGAAATATCTATATTTACATTGTCTGCATCGAAAGACGCACCGTTATAACAGTCATAATTCAAATTATTTTTCCAACTGAAATTAGTGCCAATGCTTTTAAAGTTTATGGGGGTTTGCACTAAATGATAAACTCCTGTTGTATCTCTTTGAACTACCTTTAATGCAATAGTTCCGTAATATATTTGGTCAGTCGCTATATCATCACCATAAATACTGTATAAATTATATACCCACCAAGGAAGACTATCTGAGTCTGAGTCAGTAATGGTCAACGTTTTTGAATTATACATTTTTATCCACGTTCCTATATCGGTTGTATTTGTTTCAACGCAATACAGATGAACGCCTAAATTATTTGTAAGCGTTAGGTTTTCAAAGTTTTTTTTAACAAACGGTGTTTCGTTGGTATTTGCGGTTAAATTACTTACAATAGTAAAATGTTCATTTGCTTCTCTTGTTAGAATTACATTCGCGCTTGCGTTTGCATTTGCATACATTTTTGAATTAGTGTTTATGTTTGGATTATAAGCACTAAAAGTTTTCGGCGCTAAATTACTCTTGGAATTAGAAACGCTAAAGAAATAGTTATTCTCCATTTTAATATAGATATATTTTTTTGGAAATATTTTAACTGAAATTATGTTTTTCTGCTTCTGCTTCTGCGTTTTCTAGTTCTTTTTGTATATTTCTTTCTATAACCTTGTTTTGTTTTTATTTTTTTGTTTTTTCTGCTTCTGCTTGTTCTCGTTTTGCCTCCAGTTGCAGTAGAAATTGTTTCTTCTATTTCTCTTATTTGCCTTTGCAAATTTTTTAATTTTTGTTTATTTTCAGAATTTTCATCTGGTCTTGTATCTTTTAATCTTGCGAATCTATCTTCAAGTTCAATTTGACTTTTCAATTGATTTGCTTTTTCTCTCAATTCTGGTAAAGTTTCTTGATATTTCGTGTCAAGAATTAATCTATCAACTGCAGGAGTCTTTCCTTTATACGTATCAATAAAATTTTTACGCGTTTGTTTTAGTCTATCAACGGGTATTGAAGATGATAAACGTTTTTCTTCTCTTTTTATAGCAAGCATTCTTTGCAATGCTTTTTGTTGTTGAGAAGACAATAGTCTATTTTTATTTGGATCATCCATAATGTAATTCGAAAATTCTCGAGGAGATAAATCGTATATTTCGTCGGGAGTCATTTGTTGAACGTCTGCTGGTTCTTTATAAGAATGTTTTGTGTCAATTGAACGATTCAAACTAGCTTTCACACTTTTCAAACTTGTAAGCATATATATATAATAAAAGAAAAACTAGCTATCTCCACCAGTGCCCCAAAAAGTGGATAAATTAATTATGATAACATAAATTTCCTAACGTGTGAAAAGATAATTTATTTTATTATTTCAAATGTATTGAGAATAAAATAAAATATAAAAAGCGTTATTTACCGGAGGGGTGCGTTTGCGAAGCTTCCGCGTAGCTTAAGAACCGGGGTTCCCTGCTAAATATAAAATACTAATCTTTATTCATCGTCTTCTTTTAATACATCTAAATCAAACATCTCATTAATTATTTTATTAGCGAAAGACATATAATCATTTTTACAGAGCGTCATATTTATGCCATTGCACATTGCTAGTGCCATTTGCATTTTCACAAACTCGTCGCTTACTCTTAGTCCATATTTCTTAATATTATTGTTTTTGATATAACCATTTATTTCAGTAAGAAATTCGTATATTTTTGATTGATTTGCTTCATTCTTTTTGTAAATTGTTTTTTCAATAATTGGCTCAATCAAAGTTACTATTTTTTCCAAGTCTTCATTGGGTAAATCGTTTAAAATACCTTTTGGTTCTATGAACAAAGTCAATAATTGCAAAGACAAGTCTTTGGCTGGTATGTCAAACAGTTTTGTGATAATATAAAAAAAACCTAGCCTAACTTCTTCTTCTATTCTAAAGACAAGACCAAAATCAAGAAGACAAATTTTGTATATGTCTTTGTCTTCGTTTTCGTTTTTCAAAAAGAGTATATTTCCTGGATGTAAATCTCCGTGGGTAACGCCGTGCAATAAAAGTGAGACCATACCATATTTCAATAGCGGTTCGGCGTAAAACTTGTATTCTTCTTCATCAAGTTCTTGAATTGTTTTTCCTTCGACGTATTCCATAACGATTACATCTGGATATTTATCAGTAATCTCTTTATAAACCTCTGGAATTTTTACATACTTCAAATTGCGGCATTTTTCACTCGCTTCCAACATATTTTCTACTTCTTGTTTGTAATCCAATTGCTGTTTCAAACTCTCAATGTTTTTATGAAAAATAATAGGAATGTCCAAAGTGTTAAAATAAGAGAAAAATAAAATAATATAAGATAATGTTTGCACTTCTTCTATCGCCGCCGCCAACTTTTCATCAATATTTTTCCGTTTCATTTTTATAATAACATTTTTATTTGTGTTTTTATCACACATTCTAAAAACCAATGAAATCATCCCACCTTTCATTGGTTGATAAGTATGCCAATCCAAATTGTATTCGTCTTTTATTTTACATAATAATTCGTGGTCAAAATCACTTTCGTAATGGTCATTTTCATAAGGCACCGAATCTGTGAATTTCATTAATTCATTGTTTGTTTCGTCATTGATTAAATTTTTATTCAGAGCAATGGCTTGGAACAACTTAATATATAAAATATTTTTTGATGATAATTTGGTTGCTAGGCGACGAAGAAATAGAGCATTATCTCTGTGAATGAGTGAATACCCAAGTTCGTAAATAGTTGCGCAAAATGTGTTAAGCATCGAATAAAAAATCTTGAATACATTTACTGTCATATATGTTTTTATTTGTAATTCTCTATAAGTTGTTTTATTCTTAGAAACATTTTTGATAGAATTTTTATAGAAAACTGTTCAACGAATTCGAGAACTTCGTTTTTGCTCTGTAACTCAATACTAGCCGAGAAATCTACGTTATTTGCATTTTTAATTGAAAAATCCACTGAAATATCGTTTAATGTAAGTAATTCTGCATTTTCTGGTATTTCTTTTAGAATTTTGGGCAATTCTGTTATCGTTTGCGCTTTGAATTGAATCATAGTTTCACAAAGTTTTTCAATTTGTACAGTAACATAGATATATTTTTGAGGCATACCAAGGTCTTTCAAAAAATGTTTTAACAAAAAATAAATGGTTGCTTCGTTTTCATTATGCATCGTGATTGTATAGTCTTCAAAAAACTCTTTATTTGCAGCGTAAAATAAATCGACCATTGAGAAATTTATCAGTTTTTGCAAACTTATATGTCGGTTTTCGAGAGAAAAAAGCATTTGATATTTTTTAACCAGTGTCTCTGATAAACCTTTTTTAATAATGATATTATTTTTTTGGTATATAATATTATTTGCATTGTCCATATTCTTATTAGACAGAAATATTATTATATTGTATAAGTTACTAAATCTTATTTTATTCTCTTGGTTCTATTGGTTCTATTGGTTCTATTGGTTCTCTTGTTTCTCTTGGTTCTCTTGGTTCTCTTATTTCGTATTGTTTTCTTCCTATTCTTTCGTTTTCGTGATCCTCCCATAATTGGGCAGCCTCGATTACATGACGATTCTTCTGAAGTGCCGCATTTTTCTCCCGGTATTTTTTGAAATTTGAACACATTTTCTTCTTGTCCTGCTTGACAATGAGAAGCGCTTATTGAAGTTGCACCGTCTGTAAAAAGTCTTAAAGATACAATGGACGGTAAATAAAGATTATTATTTTGTTTTATTTTGCTCTAAATATCTAAACTCACCGTGTTCTTATCAGACTTTTGTCTGCGTTTGCTGCGTTTTGGCATATTGCCTTCACTTTGCAGTTCTTTCAAATCAGATATGCTAATTGTGCTGCTGTCATTAATGTTCAGATTCTGGTTCTGATTCTGGTTTACACTTGGATTTTGATTTGCGGAAGGTACTTCTTGGATATTTATTGTTTTTGTTTTAAGACCATTCAAAATATCAGAAATATCGCTAGGTCCTTTCATTTCTGCGCGACTTGAACGAGGAACGTCGGATGTCCCGCCAAAATTCTCTCGAATATTAATTCCATCATTTTCTGAACCGAAAGAACGCGCACTATTATAAGCTCTAGAAGATGCACTGTTATTTCCGGGTCTGGATGTTTCACGACCAGCATTTTGGGTTGCCATAGGAGGTGGTGGCGGGCCGTTATATCCCGGTGTGGGTTCTGGATTCATCATATTATTCATAAATCCGGAAAATCCAGGGCTAGATTGGCTCATTGAATTCACTGCTGCGGTCTGGAATTGACGCATCAAATCTGGATTTTGACGCAAAATATCGTCCATTCCAGGCATCGCCGACTTGAACATTGTGTTGGTCATATGAACCATCATAGCGCTTCCACCAAGCTGGAAAAGCAGCTTAAGCTCTGGTGCCATTGACGCGCGACTCTTGTATTTGTCGTATAATTCTGCAAAAACGTCGTCATAATCTGTCAAATTTTCATTGATTTGGTCACTCCATCCATCGAGTTTTATATCAAACGGGTCAAAGCGGTTATTCAAAAATTCAATACCGTTAATGCACGCCATAAGCATATTGCCTTGAAATTTAACCGAGTTTTGCTTTGCCTTTTCTTCCATAATCATTTCATATTCTCCTTGCATTTCAGCGAGCGGCGACTCCATAGAATATTTTTTCGTTAACGTAACACCCTTTGTTTCAAGAGTTTCCAATCTTCTTAAATACTTGAATTTTTCTCTCAGCAACTCTTCCTTGGACATTTGTGGTTGAGAAGGAACCGCCTTATCTGGGTTGATTGGAATGTTATTGAATTTGGTATAACCATCCCAGGTTTTTCCGTCAGAATCGGATTCAGCAGTAGCTTGACCAAGACTTGAAGTGCCTGGACGGTCATCAAATCTTACAGACTGTTTTTCGTCAAAACCACCGCTGCTTCTATTAAATAAATCCGAACGGCTTTCGTATAAGTTGTTTTGCACATTGTCTGTTAGGTCATTCAATTCATCTTCTAAATTGTTCAAATCGTCGAGTTCAATATCTGAATGTCTGTTTCCAGAATTTTCTTTTTTTTTATCATTCATAAGCAACTCGATGCCGGGGCCAAAATTAGAACCTCTAGATCCAGAACCAGACCCCCTATTCCAATCGTCGCTTAAATTTTCATTTAAATTTATTGTAGATATGTCAATGATATCATCCATTTATGAATTAAATAGAACATTAAATTTAAGTATTAACGAATAATAAATATATAGCAGGGAACCCCGGTTCCCCGCACCCCTCCGGCAAATAACACTTTTATTATTTTATTTTATTCTCAATCCATAAAAAATAATAAAAATTATTTTTTACAAATATTTGTGTTATTATAATTAATTTATCTACTTTTTGGGGTTTCTGCGAATGGTGAACATAGCTGTAAATATATTAGCTATCCGGATAGTTTATTATCAATATACCAAATGGCTTGCAAGAAAGAATCCGCTAAATCATCTTTTTTTGCGTGTGTTTTAAAAAATTCTTCCCAATCTTGAAAATTGTGATTCCCTAAAAATTCCAAACATTTTTGTATTCCCAATTTTTTCCTTTCACTATATTTTATAGTCGGTTGCTTTTTCTCTCCATTTGTTTCACCACTTTTAAGCTTATTGGAAGCATTTACAAAATCTATTTTAATATTATCACTTTTCATAATGAAATATTGCGCAATCATACCTTGAATCGTCTTCATTCTATTTGCGATTGGACTGATTTGATTTTCAATAATAACTTTATCAATTGTTGACAAATGGTCGCATAAAATAGAATCGAACTTGAGTTGCATATTGCGCCCAATAGTGACTAGGTCTATTTTGGATGCGCTTGTGTTCTGCACTGGTTCAAAACACGAGTTATAGATATAATCATTTATTATAGAGAGAATTTCTGCCTTTTTGCAAGGCTGCGGATATTTGATTTTGTAATCATCTGCTATTTGACACAGAGTATTTATTTTTTGCTTGTTGAGAAAGGTGGATTTTAATTGATGTGTTGGAACTTGAAATTGTTGTTTTTTGGAATGCTTTAAACAGTAACATTTTGAGTTTTTCATAAATTTTGCAGGCTTATTGCATTGCACATTTTTTTCAATTTCACAGCATTTTGCCTCAATTTGTTGCGCCAAATTAACTGTATCCCATTTTAGAATAATAGTTTTACTAGTATCCGCGCTTTCATCTGATTTTTCCAAAAGGCAAAATGCTAAATTTTTAATTCCAACATCAATACTAAGAATTTTCATTGTTCTATTTTGATGTATAATAATATAATTTTTTCTTATATTATTATTTGCTATATTAGCTGAGAATCCACTAGATCCTTGTTTTTTTCTCTGTTTCGTTAGGAACTTTTGAAGTAGAAATGTTAGTTTCATTTTTGTATTGATGACTTTTATTGTGTTTGTACCAATGCCAACTAGAAACCGGATACGAATTTCTTAAACTAGGTTTTAGTTTGGGAGGTTCAATGTTTGTAGTAGGCAAAAATAACCCAATTTCGTCTGGTTTATTCATTTTTGTATAATAATTCATTAAAATTTAAAATAACAAAATTTTAATTTGCGCATTGATAAATTACCAATTATGTTCCAATTAAAATTACTCCAAATATTGTCAAGAAAACTCCTAAAATTTTTTTTCCAAGAGTATTTTTCTTCGAATAAGAATATTCCTACAAGAATCAAAGATACAGTAGACGCGGCTCGCATAAACATCGAATTCATAAGAGGGGTATTAAAATTTTTGTCAAATTCGTATATAAAAATAGAAGACCCCATAGCTAAAAATGCCATTACAAGTAATGATAAAATCTTAGTAGGGAACCCAGGTTCCCCTACGACCCCTCCTGAAAATCTTTTTATTAGCAAGAATATAAATCTCATTCTATTTTTGCTAATATATTTATAACTTCTGTTATTAAATCCTGTTAGCATA